CTTTGCTCCACGTTTTGGATTACGATTCGAGCAATATAACGAACAAGCTGTCATATATCCTTTATTGATATTTAAGAATGACAATTCATTACGACGGCACACTGGACAAATAGGCACTTCTTTCATACCATTCATAAAATGATAAATTCGTTCTGCCCAACTGGGTTCCTTCAAATGAGAAGTTTCTTGCATAATATATTCAAATTCATTATCATAGTTTCTTAACGACCACCAACTCCGATTAGCAGTATTACTATTCAATCGTTTCTTTTCGAAATTATAAATCAAATGAATAATCTCATTTCGGCTCAAGCATCGAGTATTCTCCGTCCGCAAGTTCATTTGCTTGTCTCCATTCGCATTCGTTCGTATCGTGATTGTAAACATACCATCTATGTTCTGGCGTGCAGGTGTGTGTCGAGCCATCTTCCATTTCTATATCGACAACTTCTTGTATGCCATTATCGTAATTTTCTAATACAGTCACTTCTTCACCATTAAACAAGACTACATCACCAGCAGCTATATCAGATATCTGCTTCCAACCATTTGCGGTATTTATAAGATAATCAAACTTACAACATCTCCTAACTCCACCTACGACCACAATTTCAGCAATTTTGCACATCAAATCGTGACATTCTATGGATGTCAGTTTTCTCCCTTCGGCATTCTTGAACATCTCCACAGTGAAACGAAAAAGGCTTTCTAGTGGTTCGGGTCCAGATGCACGACCACCAAAAGTCTTCAGTCGTTCTCCTGCCGGACGAATTTTTGAAGTGTCCCATTTAATATCAAAATTGCAATTGTAGAGTTCCACAATCAGAATTCGAAATGCAGAGGCCCATCCAATTTTCGAGTCAGGAACAAGAATTGTGTTTGTCTTTGAATCAAATGTAGCAACTTCATCCTCAGGACAACCAGGGAAATTTTCGTGGTTTTCATAGAGCTCTCTCAATTCTGAATTTGACTGAATCAAAGGCAAAAGTTCTGGGTCGGAATCTGATAGATATTCCTTTAGAATGATGAGATTGATGTCGTCAATTTTAACTTCGGGCAGGTTTGCGATATCTTGACGTTCGACAGAAAATCCAAATCCAACACCACAACAAAGAATATAGAGAGCCTGGTCAAAGAAGGTGACCGAGTCTGCTTTGTTGTAAGAACAATTAAATGCTGCCACGTTATCTCTTTCTAGAGCAATGCCCGCAGTCATAAGACAGCGCATCGAAGGCATCGTTTTCAATTCTTCGATATAAGAACGAACAACGGAATCAATGTAATTGCGGTCTTCTTCATTCAATTTTCCGTTGGGATAATCTTTCTCCAAGAAATATTGAATATATCTATCCACTGTTTCAGTGAACGTTTCTCTTCTCTCTCCATTCCAGCGAGCATAGCGTGATAGCGCAATGTAATTTTGATAATCGTCTAGCATATTCTTTTTCCTTTTCATATTTTTATCCATTTAGCCATTGTTATTTTTGCTGCCAGTCCTTCATATATATTTTCGTCTATCACCTTTTGGACATCGACACCAGAAATAACCATATCATTTATATCTTTTTCTTTGATTGAAGAAGGAAATATCACAATAGATTTTCCTGCTTCAATCACCTTTTTCATTTTTTCGGTTGTTTCTTTCGAGCGAGGTTCGTTGTCGAAAATATAAATTTCTTTTTTTGGTTGAATGCGTAGAGCAACAGAAAGCAAATCTCCTCCAGATGCTGCGATTGCATTTTTGAGAAAGAGCGAATCAATCGGACCCTCGACAATGAAGATTGGTTTTGTTCTATCAATCCTATCTAATCCGAATGCTTTCGGATAATCATCATCAAATTTGATGGTGATGTATTTAGCACCTGATTTTGTTCCTGGAAGCTCTCTACCTTGATAGCCAAAAACCCTTCTGTTTTCGTCAAAGAAAGGAATGATGAACCTCGGATAATCAAATCGCAATTGTTCATCCGTGAAATATTTTCTTTTTAGAGCAAGATTTGTGAATTCCTTAAACGCTGGTGTATAATAAATGTATCTTCTTGCGTCCTTAGGGATTTGCCGGTCAATCCAATATTGTCTTTTGCTTTCTGGCATTTCATCAAAAGATAAAAGGAAACGAAAGAAGTTCTCGTTATCAACCAAAGATTTGGCCTTTTTATTTTCGAATTTATATTTGACTTCTTTTTTCTTCTTCGTAAACGTTATGCGCTTTTCATTAGAAAGAAGTTCTTTTTGATATTCCTGAAACAACATTCTATCAAAATCTTTCAAGAAGTTCCTAAAAGACTTTGAAGCATTGCAATTGTGGCAGAAGAAAAACAGCCCATCGATTTTTCTGTTTTTGAGAAAATAGCCTCGTGTTTTTCTTTTGTCTCTTTGACTATCACCACAAATAGGACATCTACAATTATAAGCGTTATCTCCAGTCTTTCTAAACCGTTCTAGCCTGGGAGAAATGAGATGCAAATATTTTGTATCTAGAAGCAATGACATTTGATAATTAAGTTTCCCATAAATACCTATATGAAATTTGATTTAATTACCGACAAGAATTTTCTGATATACGCAACAAAAAAATATGATAATCCTCAATGTTCATCGGTTGATGAATTCAATGAAGATTTGCGTCGTTTCTCATCGGTGAAACGATTATTGCTAAGATTAGCACGAAAAGATGAATCTGTCAATATAAGAATGCTATTGAATCATATTATCATTCTAGACAACATCTTTGGAAACGTTGCTGCCGCAAGAATGATGTTTTTCTATTGTGAAGAGCACACTCACACATACCTTAAGAGTTTCCTCCTGTTTCTAAATATTCTACCAGATAATATACCCGAAGTCAACATCAAAGAAATACCCATCAACACCGAAATCATAAATAAATTAAACGCATTGTAAAGAGGAAAGTACGTGCCTAATCCCATAGAACTGTTTCTAGCGTACAAATTTGTTCGTATAATGTCCACACCTTTCGAAGAGTGGGACGCATACAAACTCGGATTGATTGACAAGAATGGAAAAAAGCTCAAGCAGGCGAAAACATCAGAAGAAAAAGAAGCAATGTCGCTGATATACATTCTTGCACGTAATTTGAAACGAATTCTCGAAAAATTGCCTTTTGGAAAATCAAAGCTCACAAGCTACGCTGCCGCCCTTTTTCTTTTGAAGGAAGCTCAGGGTCTCGTAGATGCAGAAACGCTGTTAGGCGAGCTTGTGGGGCAATCTGGAGTGGTTTCTGAGTCACGTTCTACGTTACCTCCTGGACGCTACAAATCTGACTCATCTATTTTTGAAGATTTAATTGTAACATCAGGCTGCTACGTTGTCAAAGAAGAACAAAAGCCCACAAAAACAATTTTTGGCGAGAATATATTCGAAGTGATGGATATCGTAACACGAGAAACATTACTTATGCCTTCATCTCTACTAGAAAAATTAGAATAACAACTGGAGAAAAAGAATGTCAAAAAATATTGAAGAAATGGTCACAACTGGAGGAGCATTAGCAAGCCATTCTCCGAGTGATGCAAGTCAGAATATTGGTAGCCCACCAATGCCAAAAATTCCTTGCCCTGACGGCGTCTTTATGGGAAAACCATATTTCAACTGTGATTCAGATACCTTCGCAAAAATCAGAATGGGAAGGAAGAAGAAACAAAGATGGTCAACATTCTTAGGCACAAAAAATGATTGGGCAGAAGGAGTCAGACGTTGGGCACGCAAATCAGGAAATCCTGATTTCCTTTTCAGAAATGCCTCAGACGGAACATTTGTCTATGCTCAGAAAGGAATCTGGATAAAAGAAAACACAACACCAAGAGCAGCATTCCAAACTATCCTTGCCACATATAAAAGTCGTGGATACACCGAAGCATCTGATGTCAAAACAGCAACAGATGAAAGAGGGAGAGAAGCAACTGTTCTCTCAAAACCAACTTCCACAGGTAAGAAAACATATGTCTTCATCACGCAAGATGGAATGAAGACATTAGGAAACAAATTAAGTGATGCACCGAAAGGATGGAAAATCAAAAAAGGAAGAGCCAAAAAAGTTCTTGGGCAGAAAACAAATCAGCCTGATTTAGGAAGAATGTGGAATCTGTTAAGTCAATCATATAAGAACGGCGGGCCACTCGCAGACCACACCACACCTCTTGAAAATTATTTGGCTTCTTTAGGCATCAAAAGAACCAGATTCAGAACCTGGCTCAACAAACTTGCAAAATATCGTGGTGAAAGAGACTGGGAGAAATTGTTGATTAGAATGGAAGATGATTTCTACACACTGTAGGATTGTAGAATTTACGATATCTTTTTGCGTAGAAATTTGAATTCGTTGTGAAGCTCTTTCGGCATCAGTTTCTTGAACTCTTCTTCGTTTCCTGAACGAATCAGTTCTCGAACTTTTGTCGCACTTGTGAATCGTTCTGTTTCTTTGAACTTCACATCAAACTTTCTATCTTTTGGCAACTTCTTGTTGATTGAATCAATTTGTTTCTTATAGGCGTTGATTCTGTCCGCGCCCGAATAGACGGTTGTTATCTCATAATTTCCAGATTCACGAAGGTCAGAAAATATATCAGGAAGATATCCGACTTTCACAACAATTATCTTCAAATTCGGAATTACTTTTCTGAGTAGACGAATTTGGTCTTCTGCGTTCAAAGGATTTCTTGTTTTATCTTGAGAACTCTTCGCACCTTTCACCAAAACAACAATAGGATTCTTCATCTTCTTGATTATTTTTATATGACCCAAATGAACTGGCTGCATTCTTCCTAGAAAAAGTTCAGCTTTCTTTGTTCGCTTTTTAGGCACAGACATTGGGTCGAATTCTTCTTCGATTTTATCAAGTGGTGCATCAACATTATGTTCATACCAAAGAGAAAATGTCTCTAAATATTCCATTCTAAACCTTCAACTCTGGATTGCGCGTCTTAAAATTTGCCTTTCTCATCACAGTCTTTGCGATGAGTTCTATGATACCATTCTTATTTATTCTTAATACAAAAGGAATGTTGATTTTTGAAAGAACGCTTTTCAATACTGCTTCGAAGTTATTGGGCTTATTTATTAGAGAAAGACCATATTTTTCGTGAGCTTTTTGAAAAATTCGATTAAGTTCTTCAATTGTTATATTTTTCTTGTTCCTTGCATCATTGACTCTTTCAAAAAAGTGGCGCGTAAATTCGATATCGATATTCAAATGCTTGAAAAGAGCATCTAGAACCTTTTCTAGTCTTGCTAGTTCCTCTTTCGAAATCTCTGTTTCCTTTCTCTTTTTCTCAGCACGTAATCTGGCAAGTGTTGCCTGAGCATTCTTTGATTCTTCAAGATATTGGCAAAAAGTTCTCAACTATTTTCCCCAATAATATTCTTTTCTACTTTTTTCTCGAATTTTCTTGTCAACATACTTGTTCCAAATCTTTGTTGCTTTTTCTTTCGAAATCTTTCCTGACTTTATGAAATCTTGAATTCTTTTGTATTCCTGAGCACCTTCACGATATGCTCGACCTGACGAATAGACATAGGTTATATCGTGCGCTTTGACAAGCTCTTCGAATTCTTTTTCTGCTTTCGAAGATTCTTCTAGATATTCTTCAAAACTTCTCATCGTTTCTTCCTTTTCAACAATGTCAATCTACGTTTTATTTGTGGTTTATTCAGAAGTTCATCTGCATCAAGTAAGGCTCGTGCAAGAAACATTTTTGTCGTTTCTAATGAATAGCGAAGATTATTCACATCTCCCCTTTTCACCTCTTTTGCCAATTCTGCCAACTTTTTCGAAACAACATTTTGTAACCCTTCTATTGAAAGAACACCATATCCACGAATCAAAATAGCCGGATTATCAGGATTGAAATCGTCTGCTTCAAAATAGATATCTACGAGTTTCGATTGTGACATATTACCTACTCTTAGCTTTTATTCTATTAAAAATTCTCATTATCAATTCACTTGTTCCAGACCTCGGAATGTTTGCAATAATCCAATTATATAACTGTTTCTTCCAGTCAAGAACTCCCATACCAAAAGGTTTTCCTGCTTTCTTGGCCTGAATTCTCATAAAAGATTTGACAGTGAGATTTCCTTTTGTATTATAAGCCAAATCCTTTGCTTTGTTATCGCCAAAAAATTCTGGTTGTCCTTTCAATTTACCATCGCCGTGTCTCCAATAGACAGTGTTTTCTTTGTTGTTAAGAATAACCCAAACTGCGCCATTCAAACCATTCGGTAATGCTTGACCACCAATAATATCGAACATTGTTTTAGCTGCGCCACTATGCGTCTCAAGAAAAATATCTTCTGGAACAACTCTGTCACGACCAAGATTATTGTCAAATGCAACCTTATAGTCGGTTAAAATCCAGAGCAAATGAATATTTTTCGGCTCATACCCTAACAATGTTGCATAATTTACAATCTCTTGGATACTCTTTGCGCTTTTACCTGTGATGTCGAAATAAAGATTAGGTTTATGTTTACTGTCCTTTGGTATGTTTCGAGCAAGCAATTGAAGTGTCTTATCTTTTATCCCTTTTTCATCAACAAAGGCGTGAAGACGCGCAACATCCTTCGGATTTTTCAAATTCAGGCCCGCAATTTCAGGATATTTTCCTTTCACCCTATTTATCTTCAAGAAAAGTCTTTTCCATTCATCTACATCTCGAACTTTGTATGAAAAAGAATCAACGAAGTTCTTTAGAGCAAAACCTTTTCCGGAGCCTGCGCCGCCGGCGGCAATCACAATTTGATTATATTTTGCTCCATTGTTAAGCTGAATAAGTCTTTCGTCAAGATATTCTTCTTCATCTCGACCAATGAATTTCTTGAAAGAAATCAGTGACTCTAATTTCATAGGATGAGGCACCATTCTAGGAAACGTAGTGGTGACAGTTTTTGTATTTTTTTGTGTTCTATGTTTATTTTGAACACTTTGAATTATTCTATAGATAATAGAAGGATTTATTTTCAGTGAATATTTCTTCACAATCTTTTCGATATCGTCTCTGAAAGCATCTACTGCTGCACCACCAGGATTTTTCGCAAAGTCTACAGAAAGCTGCGCCAAACGTGAAGCAACTTCTTTTCGAAGTTCAGATTTGACGCGTCGGCTTTTCAGATAAGAAATTAAAATTTCGAATACGCCTTCGTGAAGAAGATTTTCTTCAGATAGATTCATAATTATCTATAATTTCAGTTTCTTGATTTTTTCTTCTAGGTCAGAAATACTATCTGCGATTAATCGAGAATCGATATCGAGTATAGTGACATCGTGGCGAAATTCATATCCTGAATCTGTCTCTGCAATCGACCCTAGCCAAACGTCATTATTGAACACATTTAATTCTTCATCGATTTTAATAGAATTTTGTGTTTTTTTGCTTTTCTTACTCATAGAGGAAATCTCCTTAGCTGCCGAGCTGGCTCTGTGCAAATTTTATGATGTCTGCAGAATATCCTTGTTCTTTTCCAAAATCAGCTAACATTTTTTTGATTTTTTTGGTATCCCAAGATGGAAGCTTTTTTCGATACTTGCTTTCAAAATCTGTCATTAGCAACGCGACTTCTTTCATCTTTCCTTCTTTGATAGGCTTCTTCTGAAATCCATCAAGTGTCCAAGTGACTGTTTTCACTCCATTGATAGTAGAAGTCGACTTCACCGGAAGACCTTTATTTAGACCCATTTGTGGTGATAGGTTGTTGTCTTCCATAAATTTTTTGATTGCGGCACCGTGTTTCTTTGCGTCAATTTCTGTGTCAAAAACAACACTCAGAACAGATAAACCAAATCTATTTTTCTTTCCAACGGTAACCTTTGTTCCTTTGAACTTCTTCTGAATCTGCTTTGCGAGGGATTCTAGATAAGAATTCTTATCTTCTTGAAGAATATCAACATATTCATTGAATGAAATCATTTCGTTGACACCAGCCATTTTCTTGAAGATTCCCATAACAATAGCATAATAACGGTCGCTGTCAGGACTCACATCAGGATATTGTTTCTTTGCAAGTGCCTTTGCCTTCTCCCATTTCTTCTCGAGTTCAGCAACAGTTCCTTTTCCTTTGTCGGCGAGTGATTTAATATAAGCTGTCGGCATATCGTTTCTCCATTACATTATTTATGATTTAGGCTACGGCCCAACTGCAATTTTAACAACATCACCATTGTCGAAAACATAAATGTGTGCTCCATCAACTTCAATGGTATCTCCATCACCAAGTTTCGCCTTTTTCCATTTGACAACTCCGCCACGATTTTTCACAATGTTTGAGACTGCTTTCTTTGCTTCTTCTTCGACTCCAGGCCCCGAGTCCTTCATTGCCACCGCAGTAGAAACTTTTTGAATGTGCCAACCAGATTTGAGTCGACGACGTAAATTTAGAAATAGAGCACTCGTCAATGATTGAACAGCATCATTTTCTTTTAGATATTCTTCAAAACTTTTCATTTTGACCTTCCTTCTATAATTTCCAAAGTAAATTAGTAATTTGATTGATTGGAGCAAACAATCCCGTCAATTTGAGAAGCTCACCTTTGTAGAAGAATGTTATTCCTTCCGCTGGAACGAGATGTTCAATTCCACCAATTTTGTTAATTCTTTCTAATTCGTGTCGCAATTTTGAAATTGCATCTGGGTTTTTGGAGTTACCAATCTTTTCAACTGCTGAATGAAAATCCTTCTTCATTTTCTCTAATGTTTTATCTGGGTTGACAGCCATCATAGTATCTAGTCCTTTGAGAACTTCAACACCAACCCGCAAGAATAGAATTTCAAATTTCAATTGCATTTTCTTATATTCATTCTTGTATTGTTTCTTGTCAAAATCAGCAACTGCCTTTGCAATTCTATCATTTGGAAGCATCTTCAAAATTTGCTTGATATTAGGAGTCTTAATAGAGTGTGCCCATCTGTTAAGCAACACCTGTCTTGTTTCTTTGTCAAGATTGACTTTGTATTTTTTCTCCAAAGATTCAATATAATTCAGCCAATATGCCTCCACATAATCTTTTATTGTGCTGCTCCACGTCATTTTGTATTCTTTCATTATTTTTACAAGTTCAGCAACAAATTTCTTGCGTAGGTTATCATAATCTGGCAACCTTTTCAAGCGAATTTTCTCAATTGCTTTAATGTCGAATGTTCTTTGTTTATTAGCACGAATCTTTTTAAGCATTTCGGCAAGTGTAATTCCATCTTGCTTATTTAATTGGCTTTGAGGTGTGCCAGTTTCATCATATTCGAGCGTTCCGTGAAATCTTATTTCGTCAAATCCATATTGAATCACATTTGGATTATCCGAATAAAGAACTTCAATTGACATAAATTTTTTGCCGTTCTTGAAGATTTTTTCTTTGTTCTTTTCAGAAAGTTTTTCAATTGCCTGTTCAAGGTCATTCATTGCCTCTACGAAGGCTGTTTGAACAGTGCCCCTTCCCGAAAACATAGATGCAACTCCAGATTTGTCAAGAGCTTTTTCACCAAAATTCTTGAGATGACCACGATTCCTTGCTGCAATGAGTCTTCCGTCTTTCCAAGAAACGAGCAAATTAACACCATCAGTTTTTTCTCTCGACCACTCGAGTTCTCCAGACAAAGACTTTTCTATGATAGATTTCAAATCAGCGAAAGTAAATTCTTCAATGTCAAAAGGATGCGAAAGGTGTCCGAATGCGCCTCCTTCGGAAAGCGTAGAACTTTCTTCGTTAGAATATTTTAAGCGATGAAACTGCGTGAACCGCATTACCATTTTGTTCTCACTCCTGATTCTCTTTCTTTTCAGTTCGTCCAGATATTACCTTTACTCGTTCCGAAATATTCATATGAAAAATCTCATCGCCATCGGCCTCTGATGCTGGCAATCCTATAAGCTCGTCGCCACGGCGGACAATAACAATATAATTGTCGGGAACACGAAGCATTCTACCTTCATATTCAAGTGTTATCAAGAAAACCTCCTATAATAATTAGAAATCCTATAGCTACCCACAGAACAGAAATATTCCTTTCAAACCAGGTTTGCTTATCTTCATCGTGTCCTTGGTAATACATTATAACTGCTGAAAACCTATTCTGTTTCTGTTCGGGTTCGGGGCTCCACCTTGCCAAGAAAACTTGAATTTTGCCTGTTTGAATTTTTTACGCTTGAATGACATTACTTTCTTTTTAACATCAATATTCAACTGAAGAAGTGTTATGGTAGATGCAATCTTCGTCAAAAGAGCCAAATTATGCCTGTTATTTAATTCCGAAACAAGATAATGGCCCATAGGCCCCACAACAAAACCAATTTCATTCCCTTTCATTTTTCTAGAATTCCAAGACTCCTTCTTTGGTTTGTTTCCTATTACATCATAAAGAGGCTTCAACAATTTTTCTAGTTCATCGTGGGTCTTGTTTTCCATCCAGTTTTTAACGACATTCACATTGATATTTCTTGTGCCAATTATTTTTGCAAGGGCTTTATATCCTTTTGTGTTCAGTTTCATATTGGCAGTTAGAATTGATTCCATCACTGGCATATCAGATAAGAAAAAGAGAACATCAATCAATTCTTTCTCTTTAGCTGTAAATTGATTCATAAATTCAGGAGAATTGTGCTTTTCTCGAATGATGTTCGTTAAATTTTTGATAGATGTTGCCGAGCCGCCACCAGATTTGATAGATACAGGATACTTGATTTTTCCTCTGATTCCGTAGAAATCTACGAGTGGTTCGTTCTCTGCAGAAGGAAAAAAGATTTGTGAGAAACCAATGTTCTTTGTTGCCCAGATTCCTGCTAGAATTTCGCCATAATCTTTCGATATTGTTTTCAAATCTGCGGCAGAAATATTCTCAGGAACTTCATCTGCAATGTTGATTGTTGTTCCTTTTTGATTTGCATCACGTAGAAGATTCTTCAAGAATACCTTCATCTTTTCATCGATATTGGTTATTCTATCTAATTGATTATCAACATAATGAATAATCTTCATCGCCGGAAATGTTGTTCCTGACAGATTCAGTTTATCTGGAGTCAACTGTTTCGTTCTTAGTGCTGAGGTTCCACCCTTTGTTATTCTGTGTTGATTGACAAAGAGAATTCTTGTACCATCGACATCTACATCATATGTCGTATATTGACCAGATATTTGTTCGGCAGATTCTTTTGCAGCATACCCGAGTCCAGCAAGAACAACAATTGGGTCAGGGCCAATATCTGCTCTTACGTGATATGTAACTTTTGAATTTGTAACGGGACGATTAACGGCAACTGTTTGCAAAGAATTTATTAGAACCTTTGCAGCCGCCATTTTCTGTGCTTTGTCTTTTTTGTTCTCTTCTAGGTAACTTCTGAATGAAATCATTGTGTATTATTTATGATTTGCTGGACGAATCCTATATTTTGAAACTAGAGAATGGGTCTTCGTTGTTTTTAGTCGCTCTTTCCTCTGCTGTCGGAGCAATTGCTTTGTTGACCGAAAAATCCTCGCATTCTGATAGTTTCATTTTCGAGCGCTCCACGTTCACAATATGATTTACGTTCTTCGTAACATCAGTGAACCTATTCTTCAATTGTTTGAATTTCATTTGACCCATTTGTATCAATTGGTCTGTTACGATTATACCTATCATCATATCGGCGGTAGCTGGCAGACCAGCAGATTCTGAGGTATTGCTCATATCTAAATCTGAACTGCCCCAACCTTGCCTGTTCGTCTGTGTTGAAGATATTATTGCAACATCTTGTTCAACAGCAAGACCTCTCAATTCTTCGGCGATTGACTTGATAAGAACATAGGTATTTTCGCTTCCTCGAATTCTGCTAGATGCACAGATATTTAGATAGTCAATGAAAATAACATCAGGAACAAATCTTTTCTTAATTCTAAGCTCTCGTAAAAGATGACGGAAATGGCCTACGTGAGCAGAACCAGTAGGATATTCTTTTATCATCAATCTTCCGGTTGTTTTCGAATTGATAAATTCGATTTTTCTATCGAACATATCTTTCGGCAAAGCACGCAAATCAGATATGTCAATTCCCATCAAATTTGAATCGATTCTTTCTGAGATTTTTTCTTCTGCCATTTCCATTGTAATGTAGAGGACATTATATCCGTGCATCATAAAATCTGCTGCCAGGTGACACTTCACCAAAGTTTTTCCTGAATTTGTTGGAGCAAGAAATATCGAAAGCGTCTTTTTGGGCAGACCACCATCTGTTATTTTGTTAAACCAATCTAACCCAAATCGAATGCGTTTTTCTTTTTTGTGATAAAACTCCCATCTTTTATCGGCCTGTTCAATATAATCGTGACCGATATGTTCATCAAAAGAAACAGACAGAGCATCTGCCAACAATTCAGGTATTACATTTTTGTTTCTCTTTTTATCACTGCCATCAATGATATTGATTGATTCCATAACAGCCAGATATATTGCTCTATCTGAACAATATTTTTCTGTTGCTTCAAGCAACCAAACATCATCTGGCTTCTCTCTTTTAGAATACTTTGCAAGGTCGCTAATTTTCCGCAGAATGTCTTCCATATCATCTGCGGAAATATCGCCACGAGTTTCGAGTTCGAGAATCAATGCCTCTTTCGTAGGCGGATTCCCGTACTTTTTCACAAAAGCATCATATTCTTCGAAGATTATCCTATTTGGTCTAGATTCAAAATACTCAGGTTTGATATAAGGAGAAACTGCCCTTGCATATGATTCATTGTAAATAAGCTGTGTTAGGATTTCATCTTCAATTGAGATGGGTTCTAGACTCAATTAGTCTTCCTTTACATAAGCATTAACTAATTCGATAACTGCTGCTGTCAATTTTGATTCTAATTCTTCCAGATTTTCTGGAACCCCTTCAACAATTTTATATTTAATATCTAGAACAGGGTCTTTCGAATCACCAATAGATAAATCATCTATTCGAATTGTAGTGCCATCAATAAGAATCCCTGTAGAGCCAGGATATTCTTCTGATTTCTGCTCGGGTGTCAATTCAACGAGCTGATACGAAAAAGAATCTTTATAAGGTGTGATAAGTTCTTTAGTGCTAAGTTCTTTATTCATTTTCATCCTCTACAACAATTGGTGTTTCTGTTGCAAGTTTATATTTCTTTTCGATATCTTTAAGAAAATCGGTATTCTCAAAGATAGGAGCCCAGAATTCTTTTGTAGATGTTTTCTTTCTGTGTGTTTGTTTATCATCTTTCACACAATTACGAACATAGTATCCTTTTCTCGGTTTTGAGACGTAGTTGAACTCTTCTGCAAGTTCAAGAAGACCAGACCATTTATCTATGCCACCATCAAAACGAACAGTCACATTGATTTTGCTCTTTTCTTTCACAAATCTCGATTTTTCGATGTTAATGACAAAATTGTATCCTGTTAAATCGCTTCCTTCTTTTTCCTGTTGACGACCAACAATCCAAATCGTGTCACTCGCATAGATTCCACCTGTGCCTCCAGAAACAACTGCCTTTGAGAACATTTCTTGGGTCATATAGATATGAGAAATTGCAATGAGTGGAATGTCTTTCAGGTTAAGATGAGGCGTTACCATTCTCCAAAGAGATTTTAGCTGCTTTGCTCTTGTCATATCAGCAACAGATTTCATATCCATTGCATCATCAACTTCTTTCTTGGAAGCAAGATTGCCGATTGAATCAATGAAGAAAATCACTTCATCTTTTTCTTCGAGTTCATCTAACTGTTTCATAATGTCAAACTTCAATTCTTCTATGTTTGTGATTGGAGTATGAACAACTCTTGATGGGTCTATTCCTACAGATTTGAAATATTGTGTTCCTGCTCCAAATTCCGAATCATAGAAAACACAAACCGAATTCGGTTTGGCTTTCATATAAGCCGCAGTAATTATTAAACCAAACAATGTCTTGAAGTGTTTCGAAGGGCCTGCAATTGTAGTCAAACCACAACCAAGACCACCGGTAGGTGAACCCGAAAGACCAATATTGATTGCAGGAATAGGCGTTGGTACGAGCTCTCTTTTGTTGTGGACTTTTGATTTATCGAGCGTTGCTGTTCTTCCTTTCAGAGTTGAATTTTTGAGAAGTCGCTCTGTGAGACTATTCGACATCTTCTTTTCCCTCACTTACCTCTTTGACTTTTGAATCAAAATATTCTAGAATCAAATCAACATTCTTCTTTTCTTGAATGAACATCGCAATTCCAGCAAGCAAATATTCATAAGGCATCAGTTCTCCGTTCTCATCCCTTTTAGGCATATGAAGTTCAATTCCATATTGAGAACCATCTTCGTTATGCTTAGAAAATAGAAGAACGGCATCGTTCTTGTCCAACATCAATTGGTGGACATATTTCTTCTCCGCCATATACGCGCTCCTTAAGATTTAATAGGATAAAGTATAGCGAATAAAGATTAAATTGTCAAGTGGAATCTACTGAGCTCGATTTCTATCGTAGGAAGTTTTTTTACGATTTCTCAAATCTCTGAGTCGAGATTTGTAACGACGGTTGAGTGCTTTATCTTCAGGAGTAGCAATGCCTTTTGCCTCTTTCATATCTAGGAGGAAAATTTTATCTTCCAAATCATCAATTCTGTTCTCATACGCCTGATTTGCATATTCAACGAGTTCAATGTGTATTTCTTGAATTTGTGGAAGGTTATTGTATCTATCTTCAAATGCCCAAGCTGCTGTCACCAATGTCGCGACTGCACTCACAATAGCAATCATTGACTTGACAGGATTCTCTTTGATAATTCTCACAGTATCCCTCGTTAAATTGGAATTTGGCATCTGCTCCTACCTTTGAAACTGGGACCTAGAGGCGCGTCGGCATTCATATCTTTACCGCAAATGACACTACACCGGCATAGTGCCAACCAGTTCCGCATAGGTCAAAGCACAGTCTTTAGAACAAGAAAGAAACCCGGCAATCTTGTTCAGGGCGAAGATGTGCTGCCTGCCCAAACACATTATTATTTATGATTCTTCTTCAATCAAAGAATCAAATTTTGCAAGAACCAAATCTGGATATCGAGTACTCCCTTTTGAACCATTGTAGGCAGCAAGGGCAACAAGAGGATTCTTATATCTATCCAAATAGTATTTAAGAATATGGGTTCCGAATCGAATGTTTGTTTCGGGGTCATAAAGATTGACTCGATAAGTTCGCCATCTAGAAAAATAAATGTTGCCAGTCCTGGAGGATTCTCTCCAGTTAGGCATCACCTGCATCAATCCTCGAGCACCAGCAAATGACCGTGCCTTTTCTCGAAAACCAGATTCAACAGCAATCACACTTGCAACAAGCCAAGGATTCAAATCGTTTTTATAGCTGTATTCTAGAATGAGGTCACAATAGAGGAAAACTTTTTCTTCATTAGAAACATAATTTGATATTGTGTCTAGAAGCTTGTTTCTTAAAGGATAATCATCAACATAAGCATTGATTTCATTAGGAATCCATTCCTCGACTGTGTGAATAGAATTCTCAAATATCTTGTCGCTGGCATTATCAATTGTCTTAAGTGGAACAAGCACAAACGAAAAAAGGAATATTGCGATAATACTAATATTCCTTAAATACGATTCAATTCTGCTCAAGTGTCCTCCTATAGGACGTTAGATATAGACGCCCAAATCTGGCTCAATGGTGTAGAGTTCACTTTCTACGCTCGGAATTTCCGACGGCGAAACAAATTCTACAAGTTCACCAAAATAATCCTTAAACACCCTGAGCAGGTTGTTGTAGTCCGAAGACTTCATTTTTTCTAGAACAATATCAGAATCAAGGCCGGCAGTATCTGCCAACTTTGAAGCAAGAGCAAGAATAAAAAATGCGTTGCCTTTCGGACCCGAAATGTCAAGTTTTTTCTTCAAATAAACATCCTCCTTTCACTTATGCCATAAGTCTACATTATATATAGAAGAATGTCAAGACATTATCTTTTAGAATTTTTATTCTTGACGAGATGGTCGGCTGCGTGCGAGCTTGCCCAAGCATCAGGCTTCAAAATGTGTTTGAATCCATATCCAACAATCATACCAGCAAGAGCCTGTACGTGGTCAGACGAAGCATACCTTTTATCAGGGTTCGCATCTACGTGAACAAGAATTCTCTGTCTAAGTTCAGGATAGATTTCAGTCAATTCAACTGCAACCTGCAAAGAAAGCATTGTTTCGTTGTAGAGTTTTTCCCAAAGATTGCTAACAAGAATGTTCTTGAATTTCAAATAGAAAACTCGACCACCACGACCAATTTCGTGGACGCAAATGCAAACAACGAAGTTTGTGAATTTGCCGCCGCCTTTCTGTGCATCTGTGCCGATGTGAATGTTCAGGTCATCAGAAGCTGTATAAGGACTCAAGACTGTTCGTATATCTACGACATTCTTGTTTAGACTTCGCCACTGTTCATTAAGCAATTTTTCAAATTTTAGGCTTCCCACAGCTTCCTCCTTTTAATTTGGTACGGGTAGAAGGAGTCGAACCTTCACTGAATAGGGTTTGAACCTACCGCCTCTTCCAATTGGGCTATACCCGCTTCATCCTGAATAATCGAAGTCCTTAAATCCAATATAGAAAAAGGCTCCAGTATAGAGCGCAACAAATATTCCAGCAAAGACCAGAATGAAACGCATTTTTCCTCCTAATTTGGTTGCGGGCCCAGGACTTGCACCTGGCATTCAGGGTTATGAGCCCTAAAGGAGCACTATGCCCGCCCACATTTGAAATTGGTTCTCCGGGGAGGATTCGAACCTCCACCACTTAATTCAGAGTCAAGCGTTCTACCAGTTAAACTACCAGAGAATTTGGTACGCCTAGTGAGAGTCGAACTCACACTTGTCGGAACTTAAATCCGATGCCTCTACCAATTGGGCTATAGGCGCACCTATAGTGCTGGCACAACCTCTAGATTACTTTTACGAACACGATGAAGTGCTGCACGCTTCATTCCGTTCTTGTCAACATACGGAATGAGAACCTCTTGATGAGAAGATGGGCAAGGCTTCTTCCAGTAATCCTTTTTCGATGATGCCTTTTTCTCATCGAACGGAGCGTCACTCTCAAAAACTGTTCTTTTGCCTTTTCTGAGAACTAGCCTTGTTGCACAGTTTGCCTTTCCTATTGTCGACAAATCAACCTTCTTGAGTGTTGCCATTTCTTCTCCTCTTTGGTGGCTCTGGATGGAATCGAACCATCTTTTCCGGCTTATGAGACCGGCGCATCAACCATTTATGCTACAGAGCCTTTCTTGTTCTGGCGACCTACCGGGGAATCGAACCCCGAGCTCCGGAGAGACAATCCAGTATGTTGAACCATTACACCAGTAGGCCATTTTGGTGCCTCAGGGAGGACTCGAACCTCCACGCTACTCTAATTTCGCCGCAGGCTCTCGACCTGCTATGTCTACCAATTCCATCACTGAGGCAAAAAATATTCATAAATCAAATGCTTCATTGTTGCATTCGGATAACTTCTTTTGATGGACTCAAAGCCGCTTTCTCTTGCTTTTGCTCCTACGTATTTTGTTGCAAGTTCTCGATATTGAACAAAATCCTTTTTACTTTCACACCAGAAACAATTAGGAATGAAAGCGTGAGCAATACAAGCCGGCATCTTTTCAGGATTGAACTCTATTGCTGCCATTCGATTCCTCCTTTCACAAAACAATTATATATCAATTTGGCGTTATCGTCAAGCATTTGTCTGGAGCTCTGAGGAGGAATCGAACCTCAAAACAACGGTTTTGCAGACCGCGGCGCAACCTCTACGCTTCTCAGAGCGAACTTCGACTGCTCTTTTTCGCACGCTTTCTTTCTACTTTTCTTTTCGCAATTTTTCTTTTGATTTCATTCTTTGCGACAGTCATATTTTTTCTTGGTGTACGTGCCATTATTTTCCTTCCAATATTATCTGGAGCCGCCAGAGGTAATCGAAACCTCACTCTCGTCCTTACCAAGAACGCGCTTTGCCATTAAGCTATAGCGGCAAACGAGGATAAGAGTCTAGCCTGTATCCCAACTCCTTCTGCGCTTGGCAGATGAGATAATTGGAGCGCCTAAAGGGACTCGAACCCTTTCCTTGACAGAGGCAATGTCATATGCTACCAATTGAACACCATAGGCGCACTGCTGAACTGGAGCCCGCTTCCAGACTCGAACTGGAATCAGAGGATTACAAGTCCACTGTTTTGCCTATTAAACTAAGCGGGCAAAACGTGGTGAGTTCGCGACCTCACCACTGGATGTTTTTTGACAAGCGGCAACATCTAAACCGCAATTCACTGGGTTACGGCAAGTGTCGATGCCGGCTATGAAATAATCCATCCATAGCATTGGAACAAGAAATAACCGATTCTTGCGGTCGGCAGATGATGAGGACACCTGAGAACCTCCAAAGAAATAATAACGACATCTTTGGTTTGCCGGAGAAGTTGTCAGCTTCTCAAAGAAAGCGCCTAGTGGGGCTCAAACCCACACCTGTCGAATGGAAGTCGACTATGCTATCAATTAACACCATAGGCGCACAAAACTCTAAATCTTTGACATTGCTCGATTAAGAGCACTCTTTGCAGATTCATCTTCGGGGAATTTCTTCAAATGTCTCTGAATCTTTTTGACCTTATTCATCAACCATTTCTTGGAAGCGTTGTATGCTACCTTGCAAGGTCTCTTTTTTCTGCCTGGTCTGTGCTTTGCTGCCATTTTTTCCCCACTCCTTGAAAAAATAATATAATGCCATACCCACAAACACTATTTTAAGTATGGAAGAAATGAGAACATAGTAAAATATAAATGCTTGGCTCATAGAACAACCTCTTTTCATATTTATGGCTGTTCTCATTTCTTCCAGTGATGGTGACCCTGGGGGGAATCGAACCCGCCGCCACCAGATTGAAAGTCTGGTATTCTAACCGTTAAACTACAGGGTCTTCTTTAGCCAGTGAAAACAAATGGCTTGTTCCACCGACCAATATCCAAAGTGACATAATAACCAACATCGAAATAATCAGTCATAACATCTGAATTGTCATAGTTATCGATATTCAAGCAGGAAATAATTTTCTCTAGAACATCGAGCGCTTTGCCAGAGAACTGACTCTTATAGTGAAACACATTGACATCAATGTAATCCACTGCTTTTCTCGGAGTATTACCAAAAGTATCCTTCTCCGGCAGATTATCATTAAAGTTCTTGATGAAATCGATATCTGCAGAACGAATTGTCATAACAATTGTCGAATGATTTCGAACCGCCAAAGAATATTTCAAAGACTTTGGCAAGCCCGCCTGCTTCAAAGCGTTGGCAATCCTCTTTTTCTTTTCCTGATTCATATATGCCATAAAAAACTCCTCACAACTCACTTTGTAATGCAAATCTATATCATTTTAGAGGCTTTGTCAAGAAAAAGATTTCATTCTATACTGCCAATCGAAACCTGCGCATATAATCCACAATTCTAGATTCATATAGAGAAAAAGGGCCATACTCTTTTTCGTATATCCGAAGTGCTCTGTGATTCATAGTCATTTCGTCATAATACTCTGCGACGGAAACTGCTTCATAATATTCCTCAAAAGTCTTGCAGTTATCAGTCTGGTAAATCACTGTTCGAAAAGTATCAAAGGCATTCCAGATTTTCTTCGGCAAGAGGATAACAACGTTTGTTAGAAGACCTCCCAATGATTCTTCGTCTTCGCAAAAAATGCACCAAGGATAAGGATTGTCTTTTGAAGAAAAGAAATCTTTTGTGAAGTGCATTTGCTCATTGTTTCCGCCATTCAGACAAATCATTGTTGGATTGTCTGCCCACTCAAGAAACATTTTCACTTTTCTGTCTTTCAGGTTTGGGCGCATACCTAAATATTTCACAAAAAGCGATGTTTGTGCGTGCGCAGCCTGAATGCCTTGTTGTATCGAAGAAAGATAAAAATTTCCAAAATGATATGCACGCCATTCTTTTCTATCAGTCAATTGACACCTCACTTCGGCAGAGGCCCTAATTTGCGTTCTGCCGCCCTTTTATTCTCAAAAACTTGATTGCAACACTCATATTACCTTCAGCTCTTCGAAGCGCGTAGAGAGCCCTTACGAAGCTACAACCAGTCTTTTTTCTCAAGATTCTTACTTTCTTTTCAAATTCACTTCCCACATTCCATTTTTCGCCTCTTCTATTTGGTACCTCCCGACAGAATCGAACTGCCATCAACGGTTTGTAAGACCGCCGCTCTACCGTTGAGCTAGGGAGGCTTTTTTCAATTTTCCTTTCAAAACTCTGTTTTCGCCGCGCAATTCTCTCAATTCATTTTCTAAAACAACAATGTGAGATTTCAATCTATCAAAGGCGCTGTGAAAACCAAACAAGAACTTTTTCTGTTCTTCATATTCTAGTGAACGCCAAGGCCGTTTGAATTCCTTTCGAAACTTTTCTTTCAAATTCATAACCTGTGCGCAAAGACAAGTCTCTTTTTCGAAAGGGCACCCTAGACCATCACACCAGTCACTTTGGTCTGGAAGAGAATTTTCCCAATCCTTTCCGTTCCACTTTTCGCCAAATGATGCCATTTTTCCACCTATTGTATTTGGTAGCAGTGACCGGAATCGAACCGATGCTAACCGCTAATCTGGCGTTCGAGGGTATAAGCCTCGTCGTGCTTCCAATTACACTACACTGCTATCTGGCAGCCCGACTAGGATTCGAACCTAGATTTACGGTTTTGGAGACCGTTGTGTTCAACCATTGACACTATCGAGCCATATTGGTGCCGGCCGGTGGACTTGAACCACCATCGCGAAGCTCTTCAGGCTTCCGCTCTACCGATTGGAGCTAGACCGGCAATCTGGTCCTCCCGGTCGGAATCGAACCGACTTCCCAAGGTTAAGAGCCTAGTGCATCGCCAGCAATGCTTCGGGAGACTGGCTCCGGAGGTGGGACTCGAACCCACATACTTCCGCTTAACAGGCGGCTGTCTTACCAAATCGACATCACTCCGGAATATTAAATTTCCTATATTTTATCACAATTTTTGTGACAAACTGGAAGAGCAGAGAGGAATCGAACCCCCACCGAGCTACCAACCCGATGCGCTGGTTTTCAAGACCAGTTGCGCTCCAGTGCGCCGTCTGCTCCATTGGCGGATGCGGCAGGAGTCGAACCTGCTCAGGATTTTCCTACCTTCGGTTAGCAACCGAGTACCTTACCGTTCAGTCACGCATCCAATTGGCTGGCCCCGCCGGGATTTGAACCCGGACTGCCATCATTAACCGGTATGAGATGGCAGACCAAGAGTAGCGACCTCTTGTGCGTTAACCGTTCACGCTACGTGGCCTCACAAACAATCTGGCACGCCCGGAGGGACTCGAACCCAAATGTGTCCAATTAGCCTTTCTACTGGTTCGTAGCCAGAGGGCATACGGGCGCACTTCAATGGCTCACCGGGTTGGGGTCGAACCAACATCTAGAGATTCAAAGTCTCCTATCCTGCCATTAGACGACCGGTGAATTTAACTGGTCAGGGTGGGAGGAATCGAACCTCCATACCCAGCTTCCAAGGCCGAGCGTTTACCGTTAACCTACACCCTGAAAATGCCGCTGGTCAGATTCGAACTGACATTCTTTTGTCCTTGATTAAAATCAAGAGCAGCGACATAAGCTATTCTAAGTTCGACGACGTTTGAACTCGCTATAGCTAACTGGTTCTCCGAGGAAGAATCGAACTTCCATCTGACGATTATCGGTCGCCGGCTTTACCATTAAGCTATCGGAGAATGGTGGGTTGGGGAGGACTCGAACCTCCAAGGTCTAACACCTACTGCGGGGTTACAGCCCGGTGCATTAGCCAATTCTGCCACCAACCCATTTTGGGTGAAATTATAGACTCTAAATCTAGTTCCGTTAAAAGAAATTTAGAAGGAAGAACCTATATATCTACCCAAGTTTTCATCTGCCTCGCATAGCTTCCGAGCATATGCTACACCACCCACGCAGACTCCACGTCAATGTCGGTGTTCATTGAGTGAGAACAAACGGCCGACATATGCTGAAACAATATTTTCATTTGATGTCTCAGCTAACTCCCTTTGACAATGAAAATCTATCACATCTAAGATTCATTGTCAAGAAAATAATTGGGGCGTTCAGGGGGAATCGAACCCTCCATTGACCGGGTCACAGCCGGTGTTCTTAGCCGTTAGAAGATGAACGCCATACTTATTGGTACGCCCCCAGGGAGTCGAACCCTGAAAATCACCAGATTCTAAGTCTGGCCGCTTTGCCAATTTGCGTAGGGACGCAGATAATATTTTGGTGGAGCTGGGCGGCTCTGCCTCCGCCGTCTTAAAACCTTCACAAGTGATTTCTACACGCTTATCTGGTTATCCTAAATTTTTGATATGGCCTCGAAACCAGCAAATACAAATCCATATCTCAAGTGATAAAATTTCAAATAGAATTATCACTATGATTCTATTCTAGCCACTCTAAATGACCTCTTTTCAAACACCGAATGGCGAGTATCTGATAGAGGTGATTACGCTGCTTGCGCTATCGGTGCGTCGTCGTTTGCGACTATTTTACTGCCAACGTTTAAGGTGGTCAGCCTACCTGCGTGCTTACAAATGCTCCGAATCTTAATCGATACTATTTCAGCCCCATTTGTAATATTTGAAAGCCTGGCTTTCAAACTGGCGCCCTTGCAGGGAGTCGAACCCCGATTCACGGTTTAGAAGACCGTTGTCCTATCCATTGAACGACAAGGGCAAAATGGTAGGCCCGCAGGGAGTCGAACCCCGTTCCCCAGATTAAAAGTCTGGTGCATCGCCAACAATGCTTCGGACCCATTCAAAATGATGAAATTAGCCAGATGTCCCTTATCTCTACCGAAACAGGTCATTCATCTGTTACCACCTAACGCCGCGTGGAGGCTTTCATCTTGTTAGGCGTGGAGCTGGCCGGCTCCGACCCGGCGACCTCTTCCTTGCAAGGGAAGCGTTCTCCCAAACTGAACTACAGCCCCATATATGAATGAATTGTAAAGAACAAAACATTTATCCAACAACGCAATTATAATTTGTTGTTTTCTTGTTGTCAAGTTCTTTTTTGTGTCTATGTGATTTGCTTCCCCCTTCTGTGTTTTTGTGGGGCAAGCTCTTAAATGAATTTGGGCCTGACCCCTATAAAAATGATACCTTATGAAATTGAATAGGTCGATACAAGAAAATATTGAGCCAACTTCTCGCAGGCGCAAGAAGACTATTCAGAATCAGCGATTTTTCTCTATTGAATATCAGCGTCTTCACTGAATTGGCTCCTTTTGTGAATGATAACATTATATTATTTATGCAAGAAAAAATCTAAATGAGAATTTTCTTTCATTCTTTCTCTGTGTCTTCTTGAGAATAAAATTTGACTCGCCTCAATATTCCTAATTTTGTCATTCGAACCGCTTCACGAAGAAGCTCTGTTGCAGCATCCTTATCGTTAGATATCACTTCCCAAATGTCATCTGGCATTGTGCCGGGTAACTCGGGTTCATCTGCAATCGACCGTTCGACAATTATCATTGGAACAGATTTATCTGATGAACTTTCTTCGACATCAGCCACAGATTCTTCTGAGGTTGGCCTGCTCTCCCATTCTAAAGAGCTTTCATATGCTGCAATTGCCAGTGCGGCAGCTTTTACCATTTGACGACGAAAGTTGTCAATGTCAAAAGGTGTTTTTGCTGCTGCACCTAACTGGTTGATAATAGAAACTATCCAGTTATGAGAATTATAGAAACGCTGTCGATTAGAGCCACCCCACTTCAAATCTTGCATCAATCTTTCTTTCTTGACTTCTGCATATACATCCATAATCTATTCCTTCTATATGCTCAAATCTTGATTGTGTTGTTCGCACTTATTCCATTCGTATTCATCTTTTTCTAAACTGAATAGAAAACGAAGAGCCATTGCTGCTGTTTGAATCGCTTCTTTCTTGACTTCTTCGATGTTTGTTTTGTTAGGTTCATAGACAAGCTGGAGTGCTTCTTTCACCAATTCGCCGAATTCTTCGCCAAGGACGTGAAGTGCGTGCAATGGGTCATTCGGCCAGGTCGGAAACTTTTCTGTTGCCTTTTCGACTTCTTCGAGAACAGTCTCAAGAACCTTCAATTCTAAAGGTATATCCTCTGTTTCATATACAATAGCAATTTCTGATTTATTTTTGCTCATTAACCTTCCTCTTAAGATATTCTACATATGCAGCCATCGAACACCATATTGAAAACATCAGTCCTATAATAACACCATTTGGATTCTTTGCGATTGCCGACATTATGGTGAGATAGAAAAAGAAAATTGAAACAACAATAAAGAAATGATGTTTTCGAATAGAATATTTTTTCATTTTTCACCTCATTTTCAAATAAAATGAGAACCGGCTCGTTTCATTCCGCCGTACTACTCCGAGCGCTGCAACCTCTATCTTTCTTGGCAGAGGAATTCGGCGTAATCATACCAAGGGTCAATACCGTTGCTGGTTCTCAAACTGTAACGTCCCGTGATTAGTCCGGCTCACGGGACCAGAGGCCAGGCCAATGCCATCAGGCACAGACAGGAGTGAGTCGGTCATTGCGAATTGCTCGCTGCGGATTTTTGAGGAACCTTCACATCTTTTAGGTCGCATCCGCTGTCTCGCTCACTCAAAACTTTTAACCAAATACCTACATAAGCCCAGGTTGTGCTAATGCCTGTATTAAACGTTGATGTAGTATTATACCATCCGTAGGCAGAATTGCAAGTCATTTTTTTGTAAGATAATCACTGGTATGTGCCAGTTCTTCTATTGTTTCAATAGCTCGTTCGATTCCCAATAAGAATGCTTCCTTTTCTCCCCAAGTCATTCTTTTAGAAATATATTTATCTTGAAGTAGAGAATACTTCTTCAACAGACCAATTACTTCTTCTTTGAACTCTGCAACACCGTTATCTTCACCTTCCATTTCACGTCACTCCTTTAATATTTTCGAACAATAATATCATATGAGCATTCTCCAAGACTATCCGATTTGTATAGAACATTAAGAACAGCTTCTGCTTCTTCTTTGCGCTCGCGCACACAAATTGTACGATAGAACGTTCTGTTCTTTTCATCTGGGAAAATTTCAACAACTTCGTAATAGATTTTATTTTTCATTTCTTCTCCGACGCCAGTCTCATTTCTTTCAACATCTATCCACCGAAATCCGTCTTCTAGAGTTTCTGTTGGTAACAAGATGCGAATATAATTTGGCCTTGCTTTGGCGATTGCTACTTCTAAAAAACAATTATTACCACAAAATATTACCTGTTCGGAATCAACAAAGAAATGAATGGTTCCACCATCAGATGTTCTAACTGCAACTTTGCATTCATCAGAAAAGATTCCTTCCTCTACAGTCACAGGGATACGTACTTTATCCATATTTATTTCCACTCATTAAACCACCATTCGGGAGGTTCGCAAGGCTTTGCGTTGTCCCACGGACCATCTTCATTGATTGTATAATATAGACCATCTTCTGAATTGATTACCAATCGTTTTATACGAAGACTATTGCAATTATCAGTATCATCATTCCAAACCCAACACCAGGTGGGCCGAGTAGGTTGCCATTTCGGACAATTATCTGCCTTTGGCAATGCACCAAGTTCTACCACCTTCGTTATGGTGCATCCTTCGGATACATAATAGATATTGCCATTCTCACAATCACGAAACCTCCAAGAATCGCCAGTTGCCTGGGGGATGTGCAATATCTCAGCCTTTGAGCATAAGGCGTATTGCGCATTATTAAAATCGACCTGTACTATATCACCAAGTTTTATAGGTTCTTCGGCCATTTCGCTTTCTCCTCTCATCTTCCGGCGGAAAATCCTAGAACAATTTTCCGGTGAAAAATCCTAGAACAAACATTTCAATATCCTCATCATCTTCATCTTCAATATCTTCATCACAAAAGGAACTTGAACTATTGACACGCAGACGAATTTTCTCATCTAATAATTCGGCCATTCTGCCCAAGTCTTCACGATTATACTGACAATCGTGCAAGAACCATAAAAGAGCACGTAAGGACTTATCAGATTCCTTGTTCGAAGTTATCATTTCTTCGAGCTTATCGATGGTTCGATAATATTCACCATCTTTAGTCCCATTAGGAATAATACCACGCATTTAAGTTCTCCTCTCAATATCCTAATTGTTCAGCACGAGTCTTCACCGAAAGAGCAGAAACCTTAAAATATTCGGCAAGGTCTTCTATCTTGGTCATACCACTCTGAACTTTTATCCTGAAAGATTTTTCAGGCATTAACAATTCGGCGGCCCAAAGATTAGCTTCTTTTTCAATCTCATCACTTACGTGATATGGAAAAAATATTGTTGCCTCATCAAAGAAACCTTTACGACGACACTTATGAAGAATATAATGCCCGAGCTCGTGTGCGATTATGAATCTCTTTTGGCCTTCACTGTATTTTTCATTAACAGAAATCACCCACTTTGAACCTTCTTTGCGCAGGTACCCAGATAATAAATCTTCAAACTCGTCATATCTAAGTTCAATACCAAGAATTTGAACAAGATGCTCTATATCTAACGGTTCAGTTCTAATATCCTTGAACTGAGCATAATCAAGCAACGAAATCGGTTCTCTAAATTTATCAATAAAAGCCATCTATACCTCTTTAGAGTCTATTCACAAAATACCATTAAGTCTATTTTTTGCTCTAATAAAAGCCAACTGAACATCATTAAACATACTTCCGTCCTCGAATGACATTGCTTCGAAAGTCTCTTTCCGAAGAGCATCTAATTCTGATATAGTTCTTACTTGATTGAGCTTTTCTAAAAGCCCTTCAATATCAGGTACGGCCGGCAGAGTATCACCACGACGTAACCTTTTCAGAAATTCATCACAATCAAAATCTTCACTCATCTCATACACCTATATCAGATATTGACAATCGACACATTTATAAATGTGCCAGCTATTTGTTCTGGCCGCCGCTGGCGAGCTGCCCTTATCTCCCTACTGCTATGCGTCCATAGCCCTCACACGTCTTTTCGTGTTCCAATATTGAGCTTCTTCGAGAGGCCTGTGGGAGTAATAAATTGAGCGGGGCCGGTCGCTACTCCGACTTTTCTCGGGCTCGGCCCTACACTTTCGAGGCCGCTGTGCCTCGCTCTTCTGGAGATGGCCAACCTCCATACTGTGCGTGTCTGCGCTATTCCACGCCGCCCGCTCAAACTTTTTGCTTCTACTTCAATAAATCTGACGCATATTCAAGAATAAAAATTTTAGGCGCCAGCCAAATTTTAATCCATTCGAGATTAGAAACTACCATCACAAAACTAACCCCACCAATAAAAAATCCTATAATATATGAACCACCGAGTGATTTTTCTTTATATTCTAGAGCAAATTTACACGACCAATAAATTAGAAACAATCCTATAATCGTAATAGCTAATTCTGACACAAATGTGTAAATAAGTAATTGGTGAACTGTATCAGGCAATTGTTCCACAATAAAATCTTTTCCTGATGCTGCTGATTGTAAAAGATTTCCCATTGCCTCTCTCATTTTCATATTCATTTTAATCTCCTATTCTTATTTCACACCCCATTCGTTAAGAAGCTCACATACTTCTCGAGCCTTACTTATAGATGAGACATAAGCAGGCGACCAAGAAAGGTCTGTGCTAGTATAAACATCCCACACACCTCGGCCACGTAAAGATAGATAATACACTGAGTATTTCACCTCAGTATAATCATCCCAATCCGGCTCATAATCCGGGTCGACCAGAAGGCAGGCACGGATGATGGCATTCGAACGTCTCATCATCTTAGCCGCTTTCTTCGCCTGTTTGCGGGAACAGAAAACATTATGATTGTCTTTATGTCGTGCATAAAACGGATATGCACAGCGCTCTGTCTTATGTGCAGCGCCGGCGGAATCTACGTACCAATACGTATCGGCCGGCCTCGGATACTCATCCTCTTTTCGTATAGAACCAAGTTCCTCCAACTTATCTATTGAGACTTTCACGCCATCGACATTAACATAATCACTCATTTTCATTGACCTCCAAAATCAATAATAATTTGAGCGGGGCCGGTCGCTACTCCGGCTATGAGGTTTCTAATCCAGAGGCAGAGAAACCAAAATTGGTTGATGCCTTCGCGGGTATTCCTCGCATTACCGAGTGTTTCCTCAATCTGCTGTCTGCAGCCAGCAGCAATCTACCCTCTCTTTCTGGAGCGTGTCTTCGATTTTCCACGCCGCCCACTCAAAACCTTATTCTGCAGATGGTTCTGCAGATTTCTAATCGTCTTATTCCTCTGCACGATAAGAGACACTCCAAGATGAATCCTTTGCCTCAACGATGAACAACGAAGGCAGAGAATACTTTGGCAATGCTGTTGTTTTACGCATCCGAACATCTTCTTTAAAGAATGGATTCGGAACATTTTTGTTGATGCCTTCCAAAATCGCATCAACATCGAAATCATCTATTGTCTCAACATCAAATGATTTGGGAAAGCAGTCTTCAGACATCGTATAATATTTCTTACCGTACCAGACTATGGCTGTATTGAAAACAAATCTCACTTTCACCTCACTTTCATCTCTATACTGCTATATTACCACTCAAACACTATAATGTCAAGAGAAAATTGCTCTCCTATCCGCTTGCTTCGCTAACTTCTAGAACAGGCCTCAATTCGCCATTTCCTAGATACTTTGAACGATTTTGACGCGAGCGCGATTGCATTCTTGTTTCATCAGAAGGCAAATATTTAGGCTTGTAGGAGAATTTTGCCATCATTCCCTTCAATTGAATCCTTCCAATATAATTTTGCCAGGCAGCAATACGTTTGATAGGTGTGAATTTTGGCCCTCGAGGCTTCTTTGGCTCGTCACCCTTCACTGCTTCAACAGATTCAGATAATTTCTTCCTTGCGGCTTCGCCCTGCCCAATAAAATTGACGTTTTCGGGCAGATTCATTTTTCCTAAATCTTCATCGGTAGCCTCATCAAATGTAGAAGGCTTGGCATCAGTCAATGATGTTTCAATATCATTCAGGTCCTTCGTTTCATCGATTTCCTGTTTGTCAGAATTCATATTTTATCTCCTATTCATCTAGAATTGTTACTAGAACTTTTCTTCCTCTCCAAAAAATATATTCTACAGCAATCAACCTATGAATCCTTTTCCTGTCTATCCCTTTAAGGCTGTTCAGAATTTGAGCTTCTTCGAAATTCTCTTTTCGCTCACAAAAAGGACCTTGATACGTATTATCTTTGTTCTGGAGAATGTATCCTTTCATCTTTTTCCTTTTCGTCTTTTTGACTGTTAGAAGAATTAAACTTCAACCAACTAGGACAATTGAATAAATTTAGTGCAGGAAAAACTAAATCAGACCAAAAAACTTTAACTGTAGATTTATCCTTCATTTAGTAAATGTTTTCCTGATTCGGCTATTTCATCACAAACGAACATCAGAATCAAAGAACACGAATATGTCACAAATATTGCTGCGGCAGTAAACAACCATCCATATGCGATACATATGCCGAACAAAGGAGCTCCAAAAAGAAAACCTGTAGCAATTGAAAATTTTCTATAGATTGTGTTCTTTCCATTAGATGAAGCAATATCTTTCGCAAAATCAGAAAACGCATTTGGTGGTATATTCTTCAAAAAATAAGAAAGAAAGCCGACAATAAATAAAATGTCAACTGCCATTGCCCAAGTCCAAAAAATGAATACATTTCCTGCCCAACCGATTGACTCGATAATACCGAAATATCCAAAAGCGAAATATATTACATTAACAAAGAAATTAAATAGTGTTCGAATTCCTATATTTCTTTTCATTTCTTATACTTCCGAGTCATCTCAGTGACTTTCTGAACAATACCGTTTAGAACAGAATATTCTGTCTGATTCTTTGTCAATGTGCATACTTCATAAATTTCTTTGAGGAGAGCTTTCAACTCTTTATTTTCTTCCTCAATCTTCAAATATTTTTTGTATTTCTTAAAATCTGTCATATTACTCCTTCTTGGTATTGTCAACAACCAACTTCAACTTTGCTTTCGATTTTGACTTTGGATTTTCAGATTTTTTGTTGTTGTCCACAACAAGTTTAGGTTTAGATGAACTGTTAGGTTTTGCAACAAGAATTGGCATCGCTGCAGAATTAGGAACAAAATTAGATTTCTTCGGCTCTTGCTCAACCTTATAATGAAATTGAACAGCTATGCCATTATAGTCATCTATGACCATAAAAATATCTTTAACTGGAATGATGACAGTGAAAGGTACACGACCAAAATGAGTATAAAACGAAAACTCCTGCCGGTCAAAATCAAATTCTGGCTCTGGAAAGGCATCAGACCGAACAACAAGCATTATTGTATCTAAACTTTTTGCTTTATATTGTTCCCTAATGGCCTTAGGGATATGAAGTTCATCAGAAAGCCGACAATAGAACTCATACCGAAAATCATAGCTCTTTGTGTTCATAGCTTCAACCAACGAATTCAAAAATATATCTTTCAAATTATCTCCTTTTCACACAAGAGCCCCATCTTCACCACAATTATACACGATGAAGATGGGGCTGTCAAGATTAAATAGAAGCGTTCTTGCGAACTTTCTCAAAAGTTGTCTTTGTCACGAGTTCACCATCCTTGAAAGCAATCCTAGAAAGACCAAAACGACCAGATTTCGATGCCTTACCTGGGTCAGTCTTAGGATTCTTGAACACATCTTTCCACACACCATTCACACAAATTGCAGAACACTTCATCGCAAACCCATATGTGTCTCGATTGCATTGCTGTAAAAGGCCACCGCCCATACCGAAAGCGATATTATCAATGCTCAATTTATTTTCTTCCATATACTTGAGAATATCCTTTAGTGATTCATTGGTGATTCCGTCGCCTTGAATTACCCGAACACAATCAGGAAGAACCTTATATCCTTTGCTGTTCGTTGCGCATCCAAAATTTTTCATCAGACCAAGAATTGTTTCCACAACAATTTCAGGAGGATATCCTGAATCGGGGCGAATTACAACTGTTTTTCCTGATTCTTCTATTACACTCTTCAACTCGTTGCCGTAGATATTTTCTACTGCATTCTTGAGGTCATAGGAATCAGAAACAATCGCAACAATCGGAGCATCAGGAAATGCCTCTATCATATTCTTGTATGCAGCAGATTCATTTTCAATACCCCAAGATGTGATTGTGCTGTGCTCTGCTGCTGGAATAGAAAACCCGCAAATTCCCGCATCATAATAATCTCTTGCTGCAATCAAACCAGCAACAGTATCTGTACCCATAAAATTGATTAGATGCGCCATTCCTCCCAATGCAGCAGATTCATTTGAAGAAACACCACGAGCACCAAAATCGTGCAACTTGAAATCGAGAGACTCAACTGGCGCATCAGAAGTCTTTTCCCAATACTTCATCATTTCAACTTTTGCGAAATGTGAATTTGTTGCAACTGTCGTAGGATACCAAATTGCTCGGAGAATTGCTGTTTCCATATAATTCGTGAGCCAAGGAACCTTTGGGTCGGTGTTCACCATCGTTGCAATAACAGTTCTTATGGGAACTTTTGTTCCTTCTTCAACCATTCTTATTTCTAGCGGCAAATATCCACCGTGCTCTTCCAAAATGTATTCCCAACCTTCACGATTAAACGGCACACCGTGAGAGGAGAACACATATTCTGCTTCATCAATATCTTCTTGAAAAAAGGGCTTCTGAAGATATTCTTTAATAAATGCTTGTAAACCAAATGCGATTACATAAGGTACCTGACCAGAACGAGCTTCAATATAAGAATAAACATATTCTGTTCCAGGCGGATACTGACGAAAATGTGATGTTTTATAGCTATCGGTATTTAATAGGATGTTATTTCTCATTGTTAGACTCCCTAACTTCTTAAATTTATTGGATAAGCTCCAATAGAGCTATTTTATTTTATGCCTTTTCCTCATATGATAGAGGATATGAAAGTGGTCTTCGAACATTTTCCAAGCCATACTTTCGAGCTCAGAAAACGAAAACCATTTTGCATCTTCAGCATCATCGGCTGCCTTCACTTTAGGCAACTTCTCATTATCTTTCAATTCAAAAAGAAATGCGTGAGTGATGGTTCTTCCTCTATCAGAACGAAAAGGACTATCGAACACCTGATTGAAGGTACAAGAAGCTCGAAGAACTTTCTCCGGAACCTTGATGTTCGTTTCTTCAATCAGCTCTCTCACTGCACAATCAAAAATCTTTTCATTTGGGGCAACAAATCCACCAGGAAGTGCCCACAAGCCTTTGCCAGGCTCATACTTTCTTTGAACAAGAAGGATATGTCCTGATTGAATGACAACAGCATCTGCTGTCACAAAGGTAGGCGGATATGGAGCAGATGACCACATATCCTTGTAATTCTGAACATATTTCCATTCGTTCTGCAACTGTTTGAATTCTTCTTTGCGGGCAAATTCCTTCATAACTTCTATTGTTGTTGAAGGCAACATATCCACATAATAACTCGAGAAAAATTCTGCAGGATTTGAGAAATAAGCATCACGTAACGCAGTTCCATTTATAGGTTCGTTGTAATGATGATGCTCTGCAGAAAAATATGTGTGCCAATTAGGAAAATAATTCAGATAATAGCTGCTATCGTCGCGCTTGAAACCAAGCAAGACGATTTCTTTATCAGAAACAGAAAAGAGTTTGACTTTTGTTTGAATCTGCTCAATCCATTTATTCTCGTCATAAGTGTAATCGCTTATAGGTCGAATATAGACTCTATGAGAAGCATCGTGTGATATGTTGTCGTTGAAGAAACAACTTATCATCTTTTTTCGTTCAAATTTTGTGAAGGGATTCTTGATTGTTCGTGGAGTATTGAAGGAACCGAGAAGAACAAGAACACTATCAGCTATCTCTAGTCCTTCTTCAATAACTTTTCGGTGACCGTTATGAAAAGGTTGAAATCTGCCTATATAGACAGCAAGTTTATATTTTTTATTGCTCATCGTGCTAGACTCCCTAACTTAGATGACTGTTTAATATTTATATGTTCTAAGAATTATATCACAAAAATTTCATTTGTCAACCAAAGAAAATTTCAAGCGTAGAGTTTCTATCTGATTTCCATCCTACTGCATCGAGCATTGTCTTTAGAGGCTGAAAAAATGCCTTCTCAAACTGTAAATCATAATTGATATAATCGTGCAAACCAAATTCTTTCGGCAAAACAGAATTCGAAGGAAATGCAATAACATTTTGATGAATAGGATTTGGTTCTTTGAGGTCAACAAATTTTATTTTGCCTCCCTCTTGAATTGGTTGCTCTAGTTTCATTTCTTTTTCTTTTAGCATATGATTATAGATAAGAGCGCCTTTAACGTGCTTTGGAGAACCCTTCTTGAAAATGGCTCTTCCTGATTCAGCATATTTTCTCAATCCAGAAACAGACCTAGGAAAAGCAATGTCTTCGGGACCCAATGAATTGAACTCCTTTCTAACTTCTTCAAGAAATTCTAGCAACTCATCGTTGGTTCCTTCTAGAATAATTTTAATTGCTTCTTCTAATTTTTCACGGCAGAATTCTGGTGTAGAAGATTTCTTAACCTCCAAACCAAGAATTTTCGGTTTTGGTTCTGCGTATCGAACTCCTTCTGAATCATATACCATCAATGCGTATCTTTTCTTTGCTGTCCAAAACCCTCTTGATGCGATAACTTCACGAGTCATCCTCATTGCATTTCTATAAGCATTCATATAATCAGCAAGTTCTTCATAGCATTTTTCAATAAAAGGCTCAATTCTATTTTTTACTGCTTTATCTAGAAAATTTACAACTTCTGTATAATCTTCCTTTTTAACATCTTTCCCAAATATTTCATCTACAAGGGCTTTTAACTCAAGATAAGCTGAATCTGTATCTACATATTTTACATATTCTATTCCATCTGTATTAAGCAAATTATTCAAATATGCGTCAAGCCGCGACCTGACCCATCGAATAGAAAGCTGTCCAGATAGCGTAATTGCTTCGGCAATTCTTGGGTCAAAAAATTGAAAATAGCGATTTGCGATAGCGCCGTATCCAGAATTGGCAAGAATCTTCAAGGCCATCTGCTTGTTGTTCAAAGATGCAATAAGATTTGTCAATTCCTCTTTTTCTTTCTTATCTTTTGTGTTTTCTCGCTCTTGCTCTTTTTGAAGCATAAGCCGCTTTGTTTTTTTCCTGTTGCTGTATAAGTTTTCCATCAAACAAGAAAACATACTCTGATGGTCTTTCCTATAATATGTTCCGTTCGCAGCAACTGCTCTTTCAAGCTCTTTATATTTAGAAGTATCTTCTGTTTTGTTTATGAACGGTAGAATTCTTCGTTCATTTTGCAATTCTTTTTCGGATTTGTCGCAATGGCTCAAATACTTTTCTACATAGTCTTCAACTGTAGGAGAAAGGTCTTCATCAATTGTGTCATATCCTAGATTATACTGCATAATCAAATGAGGATATAGCCCATCTAAGTCTAGAGAAACAATCCATTCATATGCTCTTGGTTCAGGAACTTTGACAAATGCGCCGGCGACCTGAACGTTTGCATTTCCTCGTGTGTTCTTAACTTTAGAAAAAATTCCCTTTTCATAATTCCAGTTATATATCATTGATTCCCAAGTTCGCACAGGAGAAAAGGTATCAGGGAATGTTTGCTTTGTCATATAAGCCAGAGTATAGACCAATTCTATCAATCGCATTTTCTCATCTAGCTTTTTGACAAGCTCTACGTCTTGAATATTATATTCTAGAAATTTTTGGAAATTTGTAAGGTACAGATTATGAAGTGTACCAGCTTCGGAATAATCTACTTTCTTTTCTTTCAGTTCGACGTGAGCGATATGGTCTAGAGCATACGACTCCTGTCCAGAATATGTATATTTTTTATAGAGGTCTAAATAATCAAGACAAGCTATACCCATAAAATTGTAAGATTGGTTTTCTCGCCCAAAGTCACCACGGATTGTTGTTTCAGAAATGATTCCCCAAGGCGAAAAAGATTTTACAGCACTTTCACCTAAAACCTTCTTTATTCTATTGACGAGATAAGGTATATCAAACGTAGAAATGTTCCATCCCGTCATTACATCAGGACAATTTGTTCTCCAGAATTCAATGAAAGAACGCAACAGTGATTCTTCTGTCGAAGAATGGTGATATATAACATCTTCACGAGAATTGTTATATTCGTACAAACCCCAAACGTAAATTATTTTTGTTTGACTGTCATAAAGCGATATAGAAATGACTTCATATTCTGCATTTTCTGGATATGGAAAACCTTCATCGGAAGCGCATTCAATATCAAAATTGAAGACTCGAATCAACGAAGAATCAAATTCAATTTCTCCAGGATAATTTTCAGTGATGAATTGAGAAACAAAGTTCGAAGAACCATAGACATCGAACCCATCCACATCACTGTATTCTCTGATAAATTTGCTTGCATCTGAAATTGAATCTAGGTCAACTTTTGCTAAAGGATGGCCGAATTCATTTTTGAACTGGCCTTTTGAATCGGGAACAAGAAGTGTGGGAACAAAATCTTTTATGCAATAATTGAGGCGCTCTTTTCCATTCACCTCACGAACAAAAATTGTGTCGCCACGTCTGTCAACGGATGTATAAAATTTCATTCAGCTATTATACCATATAATGTGGGTGGCGTCAACAGGGATGTTACCTAACATCGACGGAATCACAACAATATCACGACACACTTTCTTATCTTTGACAGGGTGGCCGTAACCGTCATAATCAGTGAATACTCCACAAGAACAAGAGCTTACAAACTCTTTTACGGTTAACAACTCACCAAAGAAATCTAATTCATCTGTATATCTAGCCATTATTGAATATATCCTGCAGGATTTTCTGTCTTCAATCCGAAAACATCTTTATAAACTTCAAGCATCAAATTTACCCAGAATTCCTTATCAACTTCTGCAGGATAATCAGAAAGTTCAGATAGTTCCTCAACTTCACGCACAAGAGCATCAAGTTTAGGAGATACATCATCTTTGAAATTCAACTTTCCCAAACGAACCTCTTTCAAGAATTCTGTTTCAGGCAAAGGATAGGTGAAATCGCCTTCCTTGAAAATTGCTCGTGCCTGATAACCAGCACGAAATGCGTGCATCACTGCTTTCCAATCAACTCCCTTTGAATCGGCCGCTGTTCTGGCGCGTTCGCCGTACGAATCAAGAAGTGATTTGAGACGAGATTCGAATTCGTGAAACGTGATTGTGCTCTGGAATTTTCTAGAGCAGATTTCATAGAAATATTGAGTTCCAAGCTGTTCGTGTTCGATTATAACAATCTTCGCGTGTTCGTTATTGACTGGCAAAAATTCCCAATAATCTTCCAATTTATCTTCTTTGTTTCGGATACTCTCACAGAGTTTCAATGCTGCTTTTACAACATTTACTCTACGACCTTTTTCTCCGTACTTGTTTGCCTGTGTGCGAACATATCCTACAAATGTTCTCATATTTTTTGTGTATGCTTTTGAACGATTTTCGCGCAAGGCCTTCCACACATCAGATGTATATAGAAGAGCAGAATCTGGCGCGTGCAACATATCAAGAGCCGTTGTGTTGCCCTTGATAACTTCGCGAATAAATTTTGGAAACGAATAAAAGGTGCGGTCAACATCTTCCGAAGTATTCTTGCTATCAGATGAAGCGGTTGATAGATTGATAACATCCTGAACCTGACCAGAAAGAACTTCATTCAAAGATGGCATATAGACGCCGAAGAAATCTTTGTCTGATTCAGGCGTACTCGTACCATACAAATGACTACCGAATAACATTTCACAAACGATTGTTTTTTCAAAGTCCATACATTTCTCCCATAGGTATAAATAATATCATATGTTGTGCAAAATGTCAACTATATCTTTGACTTCAAATGAGAAACAGCATTATCCACAGCTCTATACAGGCCATCAATCTTTCCTTCTTCATTAACAAAAACTGTGTCGTCTTCTCTTCTCTCTACACCTTTTTCAGATGCGTGAGGACGAACAATTCCTTCTCCTAATGCTGGTCGAATAACGTGCCACATTTCTCCTCCCATTTCTCTAATCCAGTCGACTTCGTTCTCAAATCGTATATCTGGAATAACAAAGAATGCCGGATGACATTCTTGAAGAACTCTGACATATTCAAGTTCGGCTCTTTTCAACCAGAAATCTTCTCTGAACTGGTGACGCATACATTCTGTTCCAAAATGCTGAGCAAAATAGCGAGGAGAAAGTCCCCAAAAAGGATTTTCTATCTCCTTCTTTTCTTCGTTGTAGAAATCATCTAATGGAATTCCGGTTGCCACAGATATCGCTTCCTTCAATGGGTCGGCAAGAGCATAGCGATGTGCTCCATATTCATTGACCATATATTCAGCAATGGTATCTTTTCCTGAACGAGCCTTGCCTGCGATTCCTATCAATATCATTTATTCTTTCTCCTCCTATAGAATTCTTTCATCCATTTGTGAACCTGACGATGAACTCTCCTATTAAAGAATCTTCTCCAAGCATAGCTACGAGCAACAGATAGAACAGTGAAAAAACAAGTAATTCCGAAGCTTTCTCCTATATCGAAAGGCAGGCCAAAGAAAGGAACAACAATTGTTATCCACGCAACAAAAGATAACAAGAAACCACTTGCAGTGTTAAGAGAAGCCTCAACAAAAGATTCTAAGCGAGTCTGCTCATCTATCAACGAAACCTTTTTTACCAAACCAAATACCCCCTTTTCTGTCTAGAACCATCAAACCCATCATTGAATGCTCTGTATAGGCTTTCGGGCTCATTTCGGTCATATCCTTCAGGAAACCAAATATCACGAACAAGTTCTTCCTTTTCCTTCACAAATTCTTTTGCCTTGTGCATACAAGAATAAAAGTCTACAAGTCCTCTGGGAGAAGGACACGACATTAAAACTGATTTCCACAACAGGTATGATAAATCTGTTCTAATAGGTTCATCAAATTGCGATGCAGCAATATAGATGCATCCTGCATTGAGCATATCATTATCTATGAGGGTGTCAAAGAACATTCTTCGTCCTTTCAGGTCAATCACAATATCATATTTTTGAGGTGGACCTTCACTATAAAGATATGGTATCTGCTCAATTCCTTTCTGTGACCAATATTCCGGTGTTGCAGAACCAACAACCAAAGGTTCGTATTCTTTAAGATGTTCTGCGATAACTTTTGCAAGAAAACCTGAACCAAGAATCAATATTTTTCCAGGCAGCTTTCCAAATGCCGTTAGGTGAATATCTAAATAATAAAGAATATTATATGCGCAGGCGATAGGTTCTAGAATATAAATAGGGTCTAGTTTATCTACAATCACAAAAGACCCTCTTGGCGCATTATAGAAATCAGCAAAGCAATTGTCTGCGTTCGTCGCAACAATATCTCCTTCTTTCACACCACAGACACGTTTTCCAACTTTCGAAACAACACCAAGTCCTTCGTGTCCTTGGATTTCTTTCGGCACAGGAAATCCAAACGAACCAGAAAACATTTGAATGTCGGAATTGCAAATTCCTACAATTTTTGTTTGCACTTCAATTTCATTATCTTTTGGCTCGGGTTTATGAAAATACTCTTCGTTGATGTCAAAATTGCCTGTCGTGAAAAACCTTCTTGTTCTCATTTCGTTGTCTCCTCGAGGGTAATATAAACCCAATCATCAAGCAATTCATAATTCTTGTGCTCATTTTCGGTCATATATAAGAATTTTTTGAACATTCTATCATAAGCATATTCAGGACAGAGGCCAAGATTTTCAATTATCTTCACCGAGACAATTCCTGAATTTTTGCAGAAAGCAATTTCTATTTTATCCTTTTTGCCCGAACACCAATCTGCAACAACTTCTCCGTTCAAAAATCCTATATGACAAAAATCATCAACATCATAGATTCCGTCTTTTTCAACTTCTCCATAATCAGTAGAGTCTATATTATCTAATGTTTTGCTCTGATACTTTTCACACCACTCGATTGGCTCAAATCCATTGACTGCGGCGTAGATGTGTAGAAGGTGAGGAATCAAATCCCTAGACACACCACCAAATGCTCTCTTTTTATCAGTGAACCAAGAACCCGGTTTTGGTATTCTGTTTTTGTTGCACCAAGAAATTTCTAAATAATCATAAGGAATATTCTTCCATTTAGTGATTTCTTGTCGAAAAAGATTATTCTTTACCATCTGCAAACGAATATTAGGATAATCTTCTTTGAATCGTTTCCAAGCCGAATGACTTTCGAATCCTGGTTTGTCAACAACAATGAGATTTGTTAAATTTAATCTTGCTGCTGTACGAGCACAAGATTCGTGAAGATAATTGGGCGTAGCAATGACAACCATATCATATTTGTTTCCACGACACTCTTCAATCGATTTATATGTGGCAGAAGAAACGTTAGGGTCAACTGTATCTACCCTACCAAATGTGACACCATTCTCTAATAGAATTCTTCTATACATCGAACCAATGCCAAGTCCTACAACAAGAGCATTCGCTTTCCCTGCCAAATAGATTTGTTTCATACTATTCTCCAAAGAAACTTTCTAAAGATGATTTATCTTCTTCTGTATTCTTTGTTGTAAATTCTCTATCGATGATTTCATATGCAGCATCAAGATTATTAAATGCTTTGTATATTGCACGAACATTTTTCGTCACTTCTGCAGGAAATGATGCAGAAAAAACTTCTGGCATATTCATATTGATTAGAGAATCAATAGATTTTTTGTATCTGAGCATTAAGAACAAATTATGTTCGAGTCCGAGCATATAAAAATCTCTAGGGTCAGAAAGCCAGTCTTTTATGCTCGGAATAGTCGAACACACTGGACAATCACAAGGTAATCCTAAATCATCTGGTAAATGCTCATATTTGTTCCTGTTCGAATAATATATTTGCTGAATACCAGTATATCCTGGAAAAATGAAATAACCACCGAAGGCCAAATTTCTCTGAAAATATGAGCTATCAAATGTTATTTGAACATCAATTCCCATACTATTCAAGTTCTTCTGAATGGCAGCAAAGTAAATCATTGCATCCATACGAGACACACCGAAAATATGATGGAATTTTATATTTTCTTTCTCGTATTCTCCTTTCTTCAGAAGAAAAAAGATTCCTTTCAGTGTTGCTTTGAAATTTCTGTTCGTTCCGCCGTGTGCCCAGCCGTCAAACTCGTATGGAGAAACTGCTCTATACCAGCGTTCCATTTCGGGAACATTTTTTGCTGAAAGAACATTCAGAATTGAACAGGCAGAATTCGAGCGATTTTCATAGTAATATTTTGCAGCATCTGCAGAAAGCTCAAGACATCTTTTTATCTCGCCTTCTGAAACGCTACCAGTAACAGGTCGGTCAAGAATAGGAAAAATTGTCCCGTTATTTTCCGACCATTCGAGTGCTATTTTGTTATTCCAACTCTTTTCAGAAAGAGCTCCAGACGAAAGCTGATAACCGCCCGAATCAACAAAGATGCAGGCTTTATCATCTATTTGAAGTCCGCATCGAATATCAGGAAACTTCTTTGCGTGATGTGCAGCAGAAAAAAGAACATCCGGATGATAAAAATAATTATCCCAGTCTTTATTGTAAAACCTCAATGACTTTTTAATGCACTTTGACGTACTAAAAATTTCTTTATCAGACTTTTTGAGGTAGCTAGAAGTGGCGCAACTAACTGCTGGAAAATATCTTGTCGTTCTCATTTATATTGCTCCATCTAAAAGAACATAGAAGTAGAATTCGGTGCCAGTGAAAAATTTTCTTGAGATGTACCTATAATTTTCTTTTAATCGAGAAGAAATGCTTTCATTATCTTCCATACTATCAACAATGAAATCTACTAATTTGTCTCTATTCATCTTATATGAACAATAGTCTTCTGTCCATTCTGAAGGATAATTGAAGATAGGGTCATACATTTCTTCATAGGATAATCGGTTTGGCTGAATAGGGATTGCGCCGTGTAGCATCCCTTCAAATTGAGCAATGCCTAAGGTCTCTTGCAAAGATGCAGAAAAAACAACTTTTGCTTCGGCAAGTTTCTTGTGATATTCTTCAATGCTCAATCCTTTTCCGTGACAGATATAAAAATCAACTCCGATTGATTTTAATTCTCGTCCTAAATCTTCAGCAATGTCGTGCTGTTTCTCTTTACTCTTTCGATGTGGGAAAATCACCATATCTTTCTTTGGCGCACAAATTTCTGCTTCTTTGAGTGTTCCGTTGAACATATATTCCATTGGAAAACCACAAACAACGCTTTTCCAAGGTTTATCTTGAGTAGAAATCTTTAATTTTTCTTTGAACATATTCTTATGAAATTCTGTTGCAAATATATTCGTATCGTAGACTTCATACAGAGAACGTTCAAGGCCGTAAGACCATTCTTTGTTTGAGAAGGTCTGACCAAGAATATCCCAATCATCATAGCTTCCGGCGTGCCAGACTCCTACAATCCTGACTTTGATTCCTGTCAATTCAGACATATATCTCAATTGGTGAATGGCAGGATTCCAAGCATCGGTCACCAAGAAAACATCACCATCTTTGACTTGGCCTTTTTCGAACATCTCAGAAACACGACGCATCTGTTCAGATTTCCATAGATTTGTGTCGATGAAATTTAAGAAAGCTACGTCACCAGAATCATTGCTCCTACATTGGCCCGGAACAACACGAAGCTCCCATCTATCAGAACACCTTCTTTCAAAATATTCATCAAATTGTTTTGGGAGATATCTATACCAATGAGCAGGATACCTATTTTCTATAGGCTCAATCGGTAATATGAACAGGGTTCTCATACTTCTTTTCTTTGAACACATATTTTCCGATAGCACCATTTTCTCCATCTTCCGACACGCTTATAGTATAAGTTCTTCCGGGATATTTATCTGCCAAATATTCTGCAATATCATCACAAATCATTTCGCAAGATTTATTGTTGAAATTCCGATTCTCGAAAAGTTCTTGCAGTTCTCGCTTAAATAGTATGAATTCGACTTCTCTATCTAAATGATGAACTGTCATCTCAACTTTGATTTTGAAAAGATGGCGATGAGGATACCTTAGAAATTCAACTTCGCTCGGAGCGTCTTTCCAATAATGTTCACCTTCAAATTCAAAGGTAACAAAAATGCTTTTATATGAAGAATAATCAAGATTCATACGCGCAATTATACCACCTTAAAAGAAATTGTCAAGAGAAAACGCGCCTTCGAGTGGAACAACAACCTCATTCGGCGCTTTCCAAAACCTTTTGATAAATGACGACCTATCAAGATTTCCTTTTGAATTTTTTCTCACTCCAACCGAAGAATACTTTTCAGCAATATAATCTTTCCATTTCTGCACATCTTTCATCCTATCTTGCTCAGAAAAGAGAACCGAATATTCCCCATTCGCCATTTCATTCAGAACGATGTTCTCACATTTATAGAAATGCAAACCTTGCTGGAGCATTTTCATCGCAAATTCATCATCTTCCATCTGAAACATTTTCTCATCAAAAAATATTTCTACATTATCATATTTGCTAAAATTCCTAATCGTGAAGAAAGAACCCTTCAAATGAAGATTCTTTCTGAAAACAAAATTATTGTCTCTCAATTCTTTCTCAGCTCGATAGTCGCCAGTGAACGGCTCGTGTCTAGGAATGATAGGCCGAAAACCAGCAACATTCGACATCTGAGGCTTTTCCCAAACTTCACTCAATTTTTCAAAAAACGATTTTCCGAAAATGTGGTCATAGAGAATCGAATCATTGTCAATAAAATGAGCAACGTCGTAATCGGTGCTATAGAAATGTCTCAGAAGAACATTTCTTCCAATTCCTGGGTGCTGTGGTTCATCAGAATGCAAGAAAGATATCTTATCCGATTCATATATCCTAATCTCATCTTCGTTATAGCCCTGAGAACGCACAAAAACCCTGTCAATTGATTTTTCTGTGCATAACCACTCCAACTGGCGTCGGTGATAATTAAGACGCTTAGAATAGAGTCTAGGGCTTCGGTCACCTCTTCCCAGATACGAAACAATAAAGGCCGCTTGCTTCATCGATAATCCTTATGCTGCATCTATTATTCTTTGGCGCAATTCTGAAGAGGAGAAATTGTGTTGGCGTGAATTGAAAACGACAGGAATGGGCAAATCATACCCAGTGAAATTTATGCCTTTCCAATCTTCACCGATTATTCGAACATCAGGATTTATTTTCTGCAGAAGCCCATACAAATCTTGTTCTGTATCATAAACAACAACTTCATCTACAAACCTGCAGGCGGCCAACTGTATGACCCTTTCATTCAATGACTGGATTGGTTTATTCTTGTTCGGTCTATCGATAGTAGGGTCTGACTGACAACCGACTATTAGATAATCACAATGTTTCCGTGCTTCTTCAAGCATAAGGATATGCCCTACGTGGAACAAATCAAATGAGCCGCAGGTGAATCCTACCTTAAGAATACGCTCATTTCCTTGCTCATCTTTAATTTTGATTGTCATATATTCTATGAACCATTTTTCTTCATATCTATTAAAGATAGAAATTCAGCTTTCAGACTAGGATTTTCTCTAAATTCACCACGCATTACCGATGTCACCATATCTGATTCGTGCTCTTTGACACCGCGATGAATCATACAATGATGTTCTGCTCTCACAACAACAGCAACGCCTTTCGCCTGTGTTGTTCTTTCTATTTCATCAGCAATTTGTTCCGTCATTTCTTCCTGAATTGTTGGTCTAGAACAAATCCAATCTACAAGACGATTAAATTTTGAAAGTCCAATGACTTTTTTACCAGGCTTGACGCCCACCCAACACTTACCTACAATATTCTGAAAATGGTGTGCACAGGTTGCCCTGACACTGATAGGCCCTACAGTATAGATTTGGTCGTATTCTTTTGAATTGGGAAACGCTGTTATTTTTGGTTTTGGATAATATCGACCACGGAAAATTTCATCTACATACATTTTTGCAACACGGTGCGCTGTTTCTTTTGTGTTGTGGTCATTTTCGGTATCAATTAAAAGAGCATCGAGAACACCTTGAAACGCTTTTGCAACATTTTCTCTCAATTCATCACGAGCATTGTCTGAAAGTTCAGGAATATTGTCATTGCAAAGAAATGGCGTGCCTTCCATCTTCATAGCTTCTATTTTATCTTTTAATTCTGAATGAGCCATCTACTCTCCTTCTTAAATTATCAATTCTATCAAATTTATCAATCTCTGTCAAGGTATTGTTCATCAAATTCTCTTTAGCCAGCAACAACTAACCTCATCAAGTTCCCCAAGTATTGCCAAACAAATTAACCTGCAATCTAGGGCTGAATCGAAATCCATACTTCATTGCCAGTTCAGCTACCCTTCGTTCTGTTAATCCTAGTCCTTTATCAGTAGCACCTTCTGGCATCAAATAGACAGGACAATAAATCATCGAAGCACCAACAACATCGAATATTTCTTGTATGTCTTCTTCATCACGAACAACAAATTTCAAGAACATATTTTCTTCACCTAGAAGATTCATATATTCTTCGAGAACCGATTCTTTGATTGCCTTTGCTCTTGGTTCTCCAGAGATACTCAATTTAGGCGAAACAGAAAAAATTATTTTTCTTATTGGCAATTCATTGGAATCAAAATTCATTCTTATTTCTTCAGAAACAACCCACTCAAATTCATCTAGAAGCTTTTGTGTTCCATTCGTTTCAAAAGTGACTGTATCAATGTCTCCTTCGAAATATCTATCAACATTTTCATATGAGAAAAACTCTATCCAAAATTTCTGATATGCAGGCAGTAGTGGTTCTCCTCCAGTGATTACGATATCGGGAATATCATAATCAACTTCTGTTCTGCTCCTCTGTTCTTTTAGAATGTTTGAGATTGCTTCCCAAAGTTCTTGAACAGAATATGATTTTGAAAGATGACGATATCGTTTCGACCACGAAGCAGAACTATCGCATCCCACATCAAAAACAGGCAAATCCTCAATTTTGTCAATGGAAGATATATCGAATTTGTTATGAGGCATTTCTTCTTCCGGCATCAGTTTTCCTCGTTCTTGGCCGAAGCCAGGACAATTCAAATTGCACCCAAAGACACGAACAAAAATTGAAGGGATGCCGACTCTCGACCCTTCACCTTGAATTGAATAGAATATTTCAGATATTAGAATTTTTTTCATTTGAACCTCAAAACATTTTCTGGTTTATAGACTGCTTCTGTTTTTGGTGTTTCGGACCATCTGACAGCTTCAACCGCAACTTTGTGTTCCCACATAACTCCTTGAACAACATCATACATCCATTTTGCAAGATTTTCACTTGTTGGACAGAACGGAACAACAACAAAAGAACTTTCAAATTCATCGTCTTTGTTAACAAAAACACGAAGCTCTGAACCTATCTCGCTTTTTTCTGCATAGGGAACAGTATCCCACAAACTCTTGCCTGTTATTTTTGAAAAGAGTGGGTCATCCGAACCAATAAGGAATTTGTGGTCGATAGCATCATCTATAAATTTTTTCAGCCAAGCAAGATGATTGAAGTCTGTCACAAACCCATCACTACCCACATCCTTTGCAGATAAATGAACAACCAATTTTCCAGTATGGCCGTGCAGTCTTTTACATTTACAGAAAGACGTTAGGGCTAAATCTTCATTGAGGTTTTGAGTATAAACCCGATGTCCATAATCAAAATGAAATTCTTTTGAAATCTCGTACATACTAATTTCCTTTCTTGTCTGTGCCGATTGTATATTTAGACACAAGTTCCCATTCAGATTTTTCCGAATGTTTGAGAACAAAAACCTTTGGTCTATCTTTACCTTCAACAAGTTCAACTGGTGACTTTAATTCTACCAAACCCCAGTCAGAAAGAAGATTTGCAATGTGATTGCGACGATAGATATCCTCTTTTGTCAGAGAGTACTTCTTGCCGTCAAGAGCAAACATCTCCTTGAAATGAACAATATAATATTTGCCTTTCTTCTGCAAGATATGGCAAGATTGATACAGCTTCTTCTCGCGGAAATTTGCAATACCAATCCTCTCGAGTGTTTCTTTTACCTGCAGGAATGAGTCGCTTTCAGGCAACGACACTTCGAGCATCATATTCTTGTTCCAGTTTACTTTTTCTTCTAGATTCATTTTCTACCACCTTTTCTCATTTTGTGTTTGATTGCTTCAATATCCTTTTCAGAAAGAATATTTAGAACATCTAAAGCCTTCTGTTCATTGTAATTGTAGAACTTCATAACAATATCTAAATCTTTCTCATTTGTTTTTTTGGCCCAGCCATACCTTTTTCCTTTACGTATGGCGTGAATGTAAAAATCATAGACCATTTGCTTTGATAAACCTGGTATCTTATTTATCTCATTCGCATATAGAACTGTGTCGATGTGCATCGACATTGCTCTATTGACAATGAAAGTAGAAAAATCTTTTTCTGCTTCTGGGTCTTGTCGTAGGATATTTTCTTTCTTCATCATCAAATCAGGAAGAAACTCTTTGAAAAGGTCTCGGCGCTTTCTTTTTGCTGGCGCTTCTTCCTGCTCTTCTACAATGTCGTTTCCGAAAAGGTCAATTCCACTCATTATTTGAAATCACAATTTGACATAATTTCAACACAGGCTGCAACAAGATTTATTTCTGCATCAGCAACGAATGCTGCTTTGTATTGTGCATCTCCCAATATTAGAACTGCTTGAGGAATGCTCGATGGCTCCAAATATTCATAAAGGCCATCATATATTCTGCGAAAAATTGTTGCACTGTCAATATCTGAATTCTGAGCAACCCACTTTCTCATCAGAGTAAATTCTTTTTCTTTCATCATCTTCATCAATTGAGAAATTGATACGTCACCAATTGTTGCTAGAATTCCAGTATCAATTGTTCCAGACGATGAATATCTCTGCAACTCATTGATTGCTCGACGAAAATCAGGATAGAATTTCTTGACGAATTCAACAAGAACTTTTTCGTCAAACAACACACCTTCGTCCGCCAAAATCTTGCATAGCCTCTTCCAGAATGCAGCCTGCATTTTGATTTGTTCTTCTTTCGTAAAAACAAATTCAATCACAGCGCATCGGCTATGAATAGGCTCAATCAACTTGTTCTTGTAATTGCAGGTTAGAATGAATTTACAATTGTTCGAGAACTCTTCCATAAATGCACGGAGAGCAGGTTGAAAACTTGTGGCATTTGCTCCGTCTGCTTCATCAAGTATGACAACCTTGTCGCCACCCATCATCGACACAGATGACGCAAAGTTCTTGATTTTTGTTCTAAGGGTATCTATATTGCCCTCAATTGAAGCGTTAATGAACAAAACATCTGCATTAAGCTCTGAACATAACGCACGTGCAATTGTTGTTTTGCCAACGCCGGCACCGCCAGTCAGGAGCAAATGTTGCGGCAATTTTCCTTCTTCAAGATGTGTCTTAAACATTGATTTTATTCTATCTGGCAAAATACACTCTGCCACGGTACTTGGTCGGTATTTTTCAACCCACAACACTTCTTCCATAATATGAAGCTCCTTGACTTTATCCGTTAAATGTAGAACTCTTCTCTAACGCAATAAAATATTCTGCGTTGTTGTTCTTTCCTTCCCAATGAGAAATCAGCTTCGAAGAAATCTCCACATCGTAGTCGTCGGGTAGAATTTTCAAAATTTCAGCACGAATATGAAAAGTAAAATCAGCATCGCCATCATATTTTCCAATCGGAAGAGCATATCCATTAGAACTATCTGACGATTTATCTGTTACGCCAATCATCAGGTTATCCTTTTCTCTCGTGATACAAACATCTGGCAATTGTAGGACAGAAGACGATTTGATGATTTTGTCGAATACATCTTTTGTGATTGTGAAAGAAACATCTGCGTCTGGCATCTTCAGTTTTTCTTTCGGTGGTGAAACAATAATGGATGGGTCTGCGTAATTGTATATGAGCGATGCTCCCTTTTCAGAAATCACCATATAAGATTCTTCAAAATCAATTGAAGGGTCTTCAAAAAGAGACAACGCATTTAGAAATTCATTTAGGTCATAAATGCCAAATTCCATCGGGAATTTATCTTCTAACCTTACCGAAGCAAATATATTCTTCGCAACAGAAATTGTATTTTGTGTCTGTCCTTTCTTAAACAAAAGACTTTGGTTGATTGTGGCAAAATTTTTGAGAGCGTTAATTGTCTCTTCACTGATTTTCATAGGTTCTCCTTCTGCATTTTGAAAATTTTTGTAATGATACAGGAAGAAGGCAGGACTGTCAAGCCCCACCTCCTTCTTTTTTTCAGATTGTCAATTCATACTAGAATGAACTCGGGGAAGATTCTGGTTCGTTCCCTGAAATATCCACACTGCGCAGACCAGCATCAATCTGCTTATACAGTTCCTGGAAGCTCTCTTTCACTTCATCTTCAAACCGATTGGTGGCATACCTGATTGCCTTCTCGATGTCTTTGCCAAAGATGAAGTAGCTCTTGACTGTATCAACCAGCCGACGGGTCGAAATCAACTCATCAATCGAGCCCTCAAGGAACGAGTCACGTGTAATCTGTCCCCACTGAACAAGATTCTTGAGAATCTCTTCTTCACGCTCTTCGAGCTTGCCCTGAGCGAAATCAAGTGCATAATTTTTCAGAATCTTGAGTTCTGTTGCTGCCGAAGCATAGGGCTGTTCAACGGTGATTGAAAACCTGTCTAGAAATGCTTCATTCAGGTTGTTGGTGCCAATGAACTGCCCATTCTGTGAGCCTTTGCCTTTTGTGTTGGCAGTAGCGAACACAGTGAAGCCAGGAGCAGGCTTGATTTTCTTACCTAACTTCTTGATGAAGATTGGTTTGCCTTCGAGAACACCCTGCAAAACCATCACTTTGTTCGGGTCTGCAAGGTCAAGCTCGTCAAGAATGAGCACTGCGCCACGAAGGTAAGCCTCTGCAACCGGACCATACTGGAACACAGTGTCGCCATCAATGAGGCGCATACCGCCAACCAAATCATCTTCATTTGTTTCGCGCGTGAAGTTCACACGAATGACCTCACGCTTTGATGCGGCACAAGCCTGCTCAATCATCGATGTCTTACCGTTCCCTGAAAGACCAGTCACAAAAGCAGGGAAGAAAATCTTTGATTTAATAATCATATTGATATCTGTGAAATTGCCCCACTTAATGAAATGAGGGTCAACTTCCTGCATATATGATTCATCTGCATTACGAATAGCTTTGATGGAGCCAACCATTTCTACTTCTGGTTTTGCTGGTGCAGTATCAGATTCATCTGCTGACACCTCTTTCATCTGACCTGTGTTGGCCTGGCCTACCAAAAAGCGGCCTCGACCTACTCGGTCAGACCACGCATCTTTAGGAATAAAAATGTTGTTTTTCTTGGCAACATCTTTTATCTGCTCAGATGTCAAAATATTTGTACCGAACTGCTTCTGTGCAATTGAAGCAAATTCCTGCAAGGTTACTCGTGTTTTCTTCATAAAATATTCACTCCTTTTCACTCACTCACTGCCAAGAGTCTACACGAAGTAGAACTTCTTGTCAAGAAAAATTTACGCAATTGTATCCATAAACAGCGATACAAACACTTTGCTAGATGACCTTGCTCGAGCCATCTTCTTGAAGGAAGAACGAGCCCGGCCTTCCTTAATCTCAAGTTCCATTGCTGCTGAAAAAATATCTTTGTCTTTCATTGCAAGATATAAATCAACGACGCCATTCATATAGTCTTCAACAACAAAAAGACCCTTACTCTGGAGTTCCGCTCTAGCAGCAGCCTTTTTCTCATCTTCTCTGTAATGGAAGAAATGATTTAGCAATGACCGAGTATTCTTCATATAAATGACAGTAATAGACGAGCAAGTACGAGACTTGTAGATGTCATATGCAATCTCTGTGTAGTAGGGATAATCGCCCCTATAATACCTTTTGCGTGTGATGACATCAACAAAGGTGGCGTGCCGACCGTAGAAATTGGAAACACGATTATGAGAAGCATCCCAAACTGTAGGAGTGGAAGAAGCACCATCAGTCAAGAACACTGAAGAAACAATTTCAATTCCATTCATCTCTTTCCACTTCGCAATAACATTTGAAAGGATGATTGCTGTCAAATCGAGAGGTGTACCGCCGCTCATCGGATAGAACCAAGAATCAACATTGTAGAGCTGAAAAATTGACCGCTCGAAATCCTTAATATGGCTCAATGTATCAATGAGCTCGAAAATGCCGACTTCATTTGCAGGTGCACAAACCTCTGAATATTCACCTGGAGTAAATTCTTTGTCAATGCCTAATTTTTTCTTGAGTGCATTAACCTTAAAGGAGGAAGTGAATCCATACACTTTCAAAGGAATGTCTGCCTGCCTTGCAAACATTGAAAGAAAGATGGCCTGCTTGCAAACTCCAGAAATCTGTTCAATCATTGAAGCAGAAAAATCAATGACCAGAACAAGTCCGTGATTCTTGCCTTCAGGAAAGATATCTTCACGCATAAAAATATCATCTGAAAAACGATATTCGGAGAGACGTGAAATATCAAGTTCTCCTGTTTTATGAGAAGAAGTGTCACGCCATTCTGTAGCACGCTTCTTCTGCTCAAACTGCTTAACCATATATGAAACCTGTGGCTTGACAGCCATCAAGAATTCTTTGAAATCTAACCTATTCTTACCTGCTTCAAAGGAGCTGAGTGTCTCAATATACTCCCAGAAATCAGAAGATTTAATGACGTGCTCTTCTTCGTCAAATGTACCTACAAGAATATCCTCGCTTCCTGTAGAAGAATCATCAAGCAATTCTTTTGTTTTTTCTTTAAGGTGCACCATTGTCTCAGCGACTGGCTCTTCATCATCCTCATCTTCATCATCTTCATCATCTTCGTCCTCTGAGGATTCGACAGAACCACTTTCACTTTCTTCATTTTCTGCTGTCTCTGATGCTTCGCCTCCACCAGCGGTAATTTCAACTGGCTCTTCATTTGGCTCCTCATCATCATCTTCTTCATTATCTGAAAGTGATTTGTTGGACTGATTATCCATTTCTGGAATATCTGGACTCTCAGTGACGTCTTCATCGCCCGGTATTTCGAGCACTGGTTCAAACTCTGGCAGCTCGCTGGTGGAATTTTCTTTTTCCTTCTTCAGATACTTCTTAAATTCTTTTTCGAGAGCAAGAACATCATTGAAACTGCTTGTCAAGAATGCTTTTTCAACAAGTTCCTGCTCTTCATCACTGAAAGGAATGTCGAGCTCGACATATTCACCACACTTGGCCCAAACATTCAAGCGGTCAAGGAATGACATTTTCTTGATTGAAATTTCATCCACACCAAAGAAATTATTGGCCCAGAGATATTCATACATCTGACCAATAAAAACAGCAGAACCTTTATATTTCCGCTTGATTAACTTTTCAATCCGGATATCTTCAAGAATGTTGAGAAGAGAAGTAACTTTATGACCAGGAGGAGTGAAAATTGCGTGCGCAATCTCGTGTGCATTGAAACCAAAACGAACATAATCAGGGGTTTCTTTAACAAAATTTGGCAGCGTCAAGACGCGTTTCTCAGGATTAAAGCTAGCTGTCTGCGCATTGGCAAATCTTACAACAAGATTCTCTTTTGCCATCATACGCGCAAGAATTGCTGTCTTCTTTTGAACGTCAGTGGATTTATTTATCATTACGAAATCAACTCCTTTTCACTCACTCACTGCCAAGAGTCTACACGAAGTAGACAATGCTGTCAAGAAAAAGATTCAAATTTCTACAACGAATTTTCTATCAAAAACAATATTCTCATAGCCGAAATATCCGTGTGGATTACAAACAACTCGAGTGTCGCCCACATTGTAGTCACAGGCATCGTGTGTATGACCGTGAATCCAAAGTTTTACATTATAAAAATATGGTGTCATATCTGTGCAATAGTAATCATTCATAATCGCATCGTGTGCGAATCTTGCAGGGATTGATTTTGTGCAAGGCAAAAAATGAGATACGACAACATCAGGCAACATCTTTTCTAGAGCATTTCGAAATTTCAAATGTTCTCTTATCATATCAGTAGGAGAGAACATTTTGATTTTTCTAAAGTCGTTCAGGCTATACCGATATGTCATTTCGTTAGCAGGATTTAGATTTCCCCATTGAGTGCCGCCAAAAATCTTGACACCTTCAATATCTATAGATGTGTTGTAAAGGATATGAATGTTCTTTGAATTCGTATATTTCTCTTTGAGTTCTTGAATCTTGCAAATTCTAGAGCGATAAAAATCGTGATTTCCCGGGACATAAACAACGTGCCGAGCAAGCTCCAGCCCTTCACGAAAGAGAGTATCCATATCCTCAAACCGACGCATATATTCAATATCACCAGCAAGGACGAGAATATCTACATTCTCAACTTTGTCGAAGAAAAAGCGCAATCCAATACCGTACTCACCTGCTCGGTCGAGAGGATTTGTCATATTTTCATTCTGCGGAACTGAAGGGTCATAGAGTCGAGTTCGACTATTCTTAGAGAACCAGTCACGCACAAATTCTCGATGTAAATCTGACCCAATTTGTATCTTCATATGTGAATCCTACACCAATCCTTCCTTTTTGTCAAACCATTATCTTCAATATTCTTTCATCACCGAAAAATTATCTTGTAGACTATATTCAAGACAGCGATTGAACTGGTCTGTTATAGAGTTATCGTGGGTGATAACAAAAATGTTTGAATTGTCTGTCGTTTCTTCAATGATTCTCAAGAAAGCTTCCGTTCCTTCTGCATCAAGAGAACTTGAACCAATTTCGTCAAGAACAAGCAGGTTTGTTGAGGCGGAATTGCGGAGTCGAGCAAGCTCTCGCCAAGCAAAAAGTAGAGCCAAATCGATTCTCAACTTCTGGCCTTCTGAGAAATTTGCATAGCTGAAATTATCGCGATATCTTGATTTCAGCGTCTCATTGAAATTCTCGTCAAATGTAAATTCACAAGGAAACTCTAGAATCTCTAAATACTTTCGTATCAGACTATTGATAGTAGGCAAATAGTTTCTTATGATTTGTGATTTAATTCCATTATCTTTGAGAAGTGTCGAAATCAGTGAATAATATTGTCCTGTATCTGACAGCTCTGATTTTTCTAGCTGATAATTTCGAAGTTCGTCTCTCAAGCCCTGTATCTCTTTCTCCACGTCGGAAGAGTTTTCGGTATAGTCTTCATCAAAAATTTTCTTATTCGCAGTCTCCAGGGACCTGATGTGCTCTGAGATGGTTCTAATTCTCATATTATTGGTCGACATCTTCCTTTCATTTTCATTGATGAATTTTTGTATCTCTGCAACCTCTTCTAATTGCTTTGCAAACCCTTCTAGAGTCTTCTCAGCAAGAGAAATTGCCTTCTCACACTCTTTCAGCTTCTCTTCTCGATACTTGATTGATTCAGCACGAAATTCTTTATGGATTATTTGATTGCAGGTAGGGCATTCGTCATTCTCTCTGAAAAACACAATTTCTTTTTTATATTTGTTTCTATTCTTTTTGATTGAAGCCAGCATCGTAGATAACTCTGAAGAATTCGTTTTCAGTTTTCCTTCCTTTGTGATTTTCGAAAGGCTGCTATCAATCAAAAGCGAAAGTTCATCACTTTCCTTCTCAATCTTCTTTATGTCTTCCCTCAAACATTCAATCTGTTTGTTATTCTGTTCAATTTGTTCCTCTTTTTGTTGGAGCAACTCATCGCGATGCTCTTCTTTCAATTCAATTTTTGTTTTCACCATCTTTATTTTGTGCTGAAGGTCAGAATATTTCGAAGCAAGAGTTGCACCACGACTCTTCAGAATTTGATTCATTTGCGAGAATACTTGAATATCAAGAATTTCTTCAATCACCTTTCTTCTATCATTTGCACAAAGACGCATAAAAGGAACAAAGGTCGTAGAACCAAGAAACACAATTTGTTTCATTGTGGTAGAATTCATTTTCAGAATTGAATCTTCAAGATAATCCTGATAATCTTTGATTGACGAGGTGTTCTCTTTCAATTTACCATCTATGTAGATGTCGAATCTGTTTGGACGAATTCCACGACAAATCTTATATTTTGTTTTTCCTATTTCAAATTCAAGTTCAACAAGACAATTCTTTTCATTTATGCTATTGACAATCTGGTCTTTTTTGATTTTTCTATAAGGTTTACCATACAGAGCAAAATAAATTGCATCAATGATGCCTGCAGATTTTCCGCTTCCGTTCGGACCAATTATTAACGTTGTGTTTGTCTTGTTCAGTTCTATTTCAATGAATTTGTTTCCTGCAGAAAGAAAATTCTTGTATTTTATCTTTGTGAAAACTATCATCTACTGGTCTCTTCCTTGGGCCACTGCTTCTGTGTAGAGTTCTTGAATGAATGACTGCATTTTCTTTTTGTTGAGAGATTCTGATTCAGCAACAGATGCTGCTGCATTTCTCAGAACAGTGAAAGTATCTAGAGCCTCAAAGGATTCTGCATCAACGCCTTCAACTAGAACAACATCCGATTCAACGACAGAAAAATCATTCGGCATTGCTTCAATAATTTTATCTAAGAACCAGTCATATTTTTTGCTATCGTTTCTATCTTTGACAATGACCTTCACGATGCCGCCCTCTAGCTCTTTGAAATCAAATTCTTCATAATCGACATCTGAACAAAAGAATGCTTTATGAAACATTTTATAAGGATTCTTGATAAATTCTAATTCTCTTGATTCTGTATCAAGAACGTGAAATCCTTTCGGGTCGTCATAATCACTCCAAGTTATTTCATATGGCGTACCGACATACCGTATGTTTCCTTTTTCAGATTTTGTATGATAGTGGCCCGAAAGAACCAAGTCATAATGACTGAATATCTTTCTATCTAGGCCGCCGTGTCCTGGGATTCCAGCCTGCATATCAAAACCTACAATTTCAAAGTGACCGACACAAACGTCGCTCATACTGTTTTCAATGAATTCTAAAGTATTCTTGAAATTGTATTTGTTAATCCAAGGAATCATATCAATTTTGAGTCCATCAATTTCAATTGTCGTAGGTTGTTCGTCGTGAACAACGACAAAATCCCTCCAAGAAAACAATTCTTTCAAAGAATTTATCTCGTTTGTGTATCTATAGTAGATGTCGTGATTTCCAGGAATCATATCAATTTTAATATCAGGAATCAACTCTGCGAGCTTATCCATAAACCTTCTGTTTGTTTCGTGAAGAATTTTGAAATTGACGCTTTTTCTTCTATCCATAAAATCGCCCGTCTGAATGATTCTAGAAATGCCATTTTCTACACAATACGGAAAAAACACATTTTCGTAGAACTTGAAGAAATATTCATTGAACACTTCTGAATCATTCCTTGCACCAAAATGTGTATCTCCAAGAATAGCGATTTTAGCCATCACATACCTCTGTCAGGTCAACCGTTGTTGTTTTTGTTTCTCTTTTCTTTCTTTCTTTTTTCTCATCTTCTTCATCAAGCTCCACATCATAGAATCCTCTCAAAAATTCAAGATATGAATTCTTATAGTCTTCGTCTGTGTCGTGGTCTTGAATAGATGATTCTTGAAGAAGTGTTGATGCACGCTGAACATATTTGACTTTGGTCTGAAAATGTTTCTTCTCTTTTTGGATGCGCCGAATGAAGGCAAAATAACATATTTGAGTAAAGTACGAAAAAGGATTTTTACTCTTTTCGGGGTCGAAGTTATCGGCATACATTATACAATTTTCTATTGCATCTTCAACCATCTCTTCTCGGAAAAAATAATTGATGAAATTCGGCTTGAACGACAACCTTTCCGCAATTGCCATTATTTTTATTCCTATTGAATCTGGCAATCTTGGTTTGGGCTTACCTTCACGTTCGGCGTCTGAAACTGCTTTTTTATATTCAATGAAGTCTTGTAGAAACTCTTTGTTTGAAACGTAATGTGTTGAAGTATCTTTCGTTTTGTTCATATTTCTCCTAAGTCTATACCGATGCAGTATAGATATGAATTATATAGATTTACGGTGAAAGTGTCAAGATAAAGTTTTTTACCTGAGGACTTGAAAATAGAGTTTTCAATCACTATATATTACCAGTGTAGAAATTTATTTTCTATCTTGAGACTTGACATTGTATAAATAGTCGTATATAATGTGTTAGAAATTGGTAAGGCATATCCTTTTTGATTGAATTCCGCAATCGGATATGTTTGTTCGGAATACGTCACCCGTCAAAAGGTGTCGGCGATAAACTACTTTACCGGGGTAGGAGAATCGCGCTCAAATTTGTCGTCACTTACCAATGATAGATTTGGGCAAGCAGTGTTCTTGTAACATTGTTTTTTCTTCAAGAATAACCCTTGATTGTGTTAACTTAATCGTGCATAATCAAATAGGGCACCGGAGCCATAACCTAAATCTGTTATCGGCGGAATCTACGAAAACGGAGATTCCGAAATCAGATATGGTTGCCTTAGAGCTATAGTGGCGAACAGCGAGGGACAAGTGGAAACGCGAGTCCGGGGTAGTGGGAGCTGGAGGTTAAAGTCCTCCCCACCATTCGTTATTAACAATCCTTTATTGCTAATCCCTTCATCTATACCATCTTGGTTGCTTATAGTGAGCAGAGGCGAAGCCGATGCGAACGACCAAAAAAAAGAAAAACCATCTTGGTAACTATTTTGCATCTCGGACTTCGTCCTTCGATGCCTTCGCTCGGACTTCGTCCTCACTCAGAACTTCTCCGCCTTGACAGTCCGTGCGGCTACGCCTTCGGCTTCGCCTTCTACATTAGCAGATGTCGGTCTTCTACATTAGACGAATTGATTCGGTCTTCTACATTTGTTGAAAAATTGAGCTAGAAAAAAAGAAAAAGAAAGATGGCCTTGACCTTTCCTTGATGTTTCGGTGTTGTCCCCTTTTCGGAATCAGCACCCTCCGCGCCGCTGGCCTCCTCAGATTCGAATTCGTTTCATTTTGAATTCGAACTTCTCACGATTGTAGAAGTCAATGCGTGAAGAAAAATGTTTCAGAGAATAGTTTTCGTGTCTTTTCCAAGATAAATCATCAGCGATGTCGTATAAGATAACAGAGTTTTTTTCTTTGTTGATTCTAAGTCCTCTGCCTATTGACTGCAATGTTCGTATTTTTGATTTTGTAGGTGATGCGAACTGAATCCAATGAATGTTCTTGATTGAAATTCCTGTAGAAAATGTTCCATAAGAAGCAACCACAATGACATTCTTGCCTCTTTCTACCAGGTGACGTATTTCTTCTCTTTTGTCTGCAGATACCGAGCCGTCAACAAAATAGACTTTTCTTGAAGGGTCGAGTTGTTTTATTCTATTGCATATAGATTTTCCGTGCTTGATAAAATTGAAAAGGATAAGTCCGTTCTTTTTCTGCACGACAGCAAGTTTCGCAATGAAATCTGTTCTTCTTGTGTTGTCAACGAGCCAATCAATTTCTTGCTTGTATTTTGCCTTTCTCAGTGCTTTCTTTTCTTCATCGGTGTAGACAAGACAAAGACCTTGAATTTTAAGTTTTGCAACAATTTTTCTTTCCATCAGTTCATTTGTTGTTGTCATTCTTTTTGCTGGGCCGAACAATCCTTCGAGTGTGAGTTTCGATGTTCTCGAATCTCGTAGTGTGCCAGTCAGACCAATTCTATTAGGACAATCAACAAGATTTTCCATTATCTTGCAGATAGATGAAGCCTCTGCTTCGTGAACTTCATCGACAATGATTGCACCAAATTGTTCGAAATAAGATTCCTTCATTCTATAGATGCTTTGCCAGGTGCTGATATAGATTTGCGCATCAGATGTCTTTTTTCTTCCTCCCATAATCGTATGAACTTCATTCTTTGTGTTCCAAGAAACTTCTGATGAATAGTCTTTCATATCAGATTCCATTTGTTTGACAAGCCCGGTTCTAGGCGCAAGAATGAGAATTTTTTTGTTTTTTGGGAGTATGATTTGAAACCAGCGACAAAGCGCATAGATTATTAGTGATTTTCCAGAAGAAGTTGGAGATAGAATTATTGTTCTTTTGTGTGTCATTGCACACCAAAGGGCAAACATTTGGAAGTCGTATGGTGGAAGTTTTTTTCCAGATGAATGAATGTGAAGTTCTTTAAGGAATTGCTTTACTATTCTGGGTTCGATTTTCTTTTTGTTCAGAACATCTTTGTCTATAGAACAAGAATATCCGAACCTTTGAGAAAACTTTTGAATGTATGGAACGAGCCCCAAGAAGATTTGTCTTGTTCGCACAGAGAAAAGATGAATCTTCCCGTCCCAGACTTTGTTCTTGTATTTGGGCATAAATCTATAATTTGGAGCAAAGAAAGTAAAATATTCATCTAGCTCAAATGCGATAGAATTCTCACACTCTACCCATACATAGACATCGTTAACCTTATGAATAATTATATCAGCTTTTTTCTCAGTCATACAACAATATTCTATGTAAATTTGTAGGTTAGAATTTCAGAAAAACATACCACTTTTTCTGAAATTTCTACATACCTGCTTGGAATTTTTTCCATTCGATTGCATCGCGAATCAGAAACGAAAGACCGCCTATCATTTTAATGACACTTTCAAGATATTCTGCTTTGCTTTTTTCATATTCGAGTTTCATTCTTTTTTCTTGAACTTCACCATCGCCATCTACCATCACTTCTATTTCAGATTTCGATTTGAAAATGATATTGTGGTCGTTTCTATAATAAATGTATTTTGTTCGATATATCTGGTCATATTCAGCTTTCAGTTTGACGCATTTCATTTGTGATTCGTGAAGAAGTTGGAGATATTTGCTGTGTAGAATAGGAATGCTGATTGCTGATTTGTCGAGATTGTTTTCGTCTATTCGAATTTCCTTCTTGACCATTCGTTGCAGTTCTTTGAGATTCATAGGAAAAATTCTACCACTTCTTCGTTGGTCTGTCAAGAATTAGTTGACGAATAAGAAGCGCGTGTAGTAGAATGTTACGTTAGAAATGTTCTGTTCACTATCTTGAGTAGAAAACTGAATTTCTGAAAGAATTCCAGGAAAGATGCCTTCAAATCTGATTGTTCTTAAAGGCTGTTTGTTATTTGAGAGTATTATTAAAGAAGCATCAGCAAAAATATCATTCATTTTATTGCCATTGTATGATGTGCATTTAAGAATCCAGTCATACATTTCTTTATAGTTGCTCAAATTTTCTTCAACAATAAACTCTACATTTATTGGGTCAAATTCGATTTTTTCACCTGGAGTTTTAATGTCGTGTGTTCTTGTAGGATAAAGTGTAGGATTTATAGAAATTGTTGGCAGCGATACTCCTGTTGCTGTGAAAGATGTAATCGGAGCATTGCTTAGAACAAACTGAAAATTATTTCTTAGAGAATAATTTATTGCGGACATATTTTATTTATGCCTCTATATAGAATTGTCCAAGACATAGGTTGTTGTGCCACAATCCCAAATTCGTGTGTATCCTAGAGATTCACATATATCCTTTTCAGTCATTCCTGCAAAATTCTTATCTTTATATTTGGCTTTGAGGCGTTGCTTTGTGAAATTTAATCTGTTTTCACGTTTCATCATATCTTTCGTATATTTGTATCCTGCTGGATAAGATGCAATAGCAACGAAACCATTAGTAAGATACACATTACCATCAGAATACGAATTATCTGCATATGTGACAATTGTTCCATTCTTTAGTTTTTTTCGTGCTGCCGTCAGAAGTTTTGAGAATCCTCCTACAATTGAATGATTATTTAGGCACGCATATCGTACAAGTTCCCAATCGATATTTCTATTGAATCGTGATTTGCCAAAAGTCATAACAGCAACAAGTTCATTGTTGAAGAATAATCCAAATCGGAAAGATGATTTATCTTTCCCTTGCAAATGGTTTTCTTCTAAGAATTTATTTTTGATTTGAGAACTAATCTCTTTGACTACGCATTTTCTCGCATAAATTTTGTGTTCGGTCACACCAAGTAGATGCTTTATTCTGCTTTTCCATATTTTATTCTTCAAATTCCAATCATCAGAAAAAATATGATATAGTGTATATCCTTGCTTCTTTGCTTCTTTTGTTTTGTTTGAATGATAATTCTTATCTTTGTATTTCTCACTGTGCCAATATAATCCGTTGTATTCAAAGCACATTTTCAAATCAGGTATGACAATATCAATCTCTGAACCTTTTAGCAATGACCTATCAGATGTTATGATTTCGCCATTGTAAATCTCTCGAAGAAAATTAACAAGCTCTTCTTCTTCGTTGCTTATTTTCTTTACTTTTCGTGGATACCCATTAGAGGCTTTTGGCTCTATATTATGTTTCCTCAACCAGTACCAGATGCAATAATTTGACACTCCGAATTCATCAGCTATTGTGCGGATGTCCTTGCTTTCATAGAGTTCTTTCATTTTTTCTTTCGAAGATAGAATTGTTCTAGTTAAAGAGTCGCTTTCATTATATTTAACCTCAGGTATATTATATTTTTTGATGTGCTCTTTTACTGCATATACTGGAACATTTAAGATATCGGCTATATTTTCTAATGACATTCGCTTTTCAATACGAGCAGAATATAACCAATCACTATCGTTCAATTTTTTATTATTTTTTCTGTTTGAAATAGTTTCTTTTTTACGATAATTTTTTCTGCAGGCTTCAGAACAAAATTTATTGAAAGATAATTTATAGCTTTTCTCAATTGACGTATTATTATTGCAATGTTTGCATTTAGGAATTTCTTCTAAATTATTTACGACACAAAGAATTCGAAATTTTAATGATGGATTTAATTCATCTAACCATTTTGTTTCTTTTTTAAGTAACGATACACTTTCAGTTAATCGTATGAAAGCGTTTGCTGATTTTGATTGATATTTTTTTGCGAATTGGCGAACAGATTTAGAATACATAATAGTATATAGTCAGAAGTTAGGCTGAAAATCAATTAAAAAGAGCAAAAACAAGATTTCCACAATCCCATATTCTATAGAAGCCATTCTTCTTCATATTTTCATTTTCTGTCAATGATTCATCATATGACGAAAGAAGTTCTTTCAGTTTGTGTTTTTGGTATTTGTGGCGTGATTCTAGACAGATAAAATCTTTTGTGTAGAAATAATTTGGCTTTGAGGTGTGTGAATATGAAAAACCAAGTTTTCTATATAGGTTTCCTTGACTCCATCTACGATTTGCATAAGAGACGATTGTGCCACCGTAGTCTTTCTTGAACGATTCCAATAGTCGGCTTGCTGCACCGACAATAGAATAGTTGTTCTTGCTGCAAAACCTACTCAATTCCCAATCATATTTTTGCGTAAATCGAGACTTGACAAAGGACATCATTGCAACGATTTCCTTCCCGTCACATAATCCATAGATGATATTTGAATTATCTTTCCCTTGCAAATGATTATTCAGTAAAAATTCGTTCTTGAAAGTATTGTTGATATTTTTGATAATCGAACAGTTGCGTGCATAAATCTTTGTTTGAGATTTGTTTGCTTTGTGTTGCAAGAGAGATTTCCATATTTCTTTCTTTGTTGGATTATTCCATTCGTTGTCGAAAATGTGAAACAGTTGAATTCCTTTCATTTCACATTCATTTGTTTTCGATAAGTGATAATACCTGTCTTTGCCGTTTTCTTCACAATGCCAGAACACACCATCAAATTCTATAGCCACATTCAATGATGGAATGTATATGTCTAATTCTTTATTATCAGATAAAATTGTTCGATTTCTGGTTTCAATATCATTCAATCCGAGTTCACTCTTGAGAAAATCGACAATTTCGTTTTCTCCTCTACTAGAAGAATCGGGTATAAAATATGAATTGTGAAGAAGGTGTTGCAAATTATATAAATGTACTCTATTCAATATGATTCTTGGCGTCACTCCCATTTGTCTTGCAGCTTTATGCGGATTTTTCTCTGCCTGTTCGATGATATATTTTTCTAGTTTTTCTGCATCTGCCAATATTTCATCTCGCCAGTGTCCTCGATGAAACTTTTCTATTTTTGTTCTACTTATTTTTTCTGCTCGATGAGGGTTTTTCAGACTACACTGAATCGAACAGCAATCTGAAATTGTATTTGTTTCTCTGATATATCGAAAATGTTTTTGACCACAAACAACACATTCTTGTGGCTCGGTGTAATTATTGAAGTACGCATAGAGCCGTGTTTTTTGGTCTGTGCTGTTGTCGAGAAAATCTGTCTTGGCGAAAATGTCATCATATACTGATTTGTGGTTCTTTCGTAGCCAAGCAAAATCATTCATCACTTTTCTTGTGTTGATTCTACCGTCTTTCCTTATCAATAATTCTTTTGCCTTGTTTACCATAATAGTATATATACATACCAGCATCATAATCCTTTGAGAGCAAAAAGAAAGGCGCCCTTTCGAGCGCCTTTCATCAATATTTAGGAATTAACTTAGATTCCTACAACTGCAAAATCACGGTAATAATCATTCTGACCTGCTGTACCGCTAACAAATGGGTTGTAAGCGATTCCATAACGAGTCTTCATTCCCAAACGAGGCTGGAAGTCTTCTTCACCGACAGCTTTCATCATCTGCAATGGCACATATGGGCAATAAAACATACCAGCATCATAAACGTTCGCGCCTTTGTAGCCTACAGTCACAAAGTCTGATGCAGCATATGGGTCAACATACACTTTGAAGCGACCACCAAGAACACCAGCAAATGTAGCACCAACAAAGTCTCCTTGCAGAGTGCCTGTGATTGCAGCAGTGTCGAGCTTGGTTGCCTGCTCAAGAGCTGCCATTACGATTGGTGAACAAATGATGAAGTTACCTACACCACGACGTGTCTGTGTAGCAATAGTAGATGCTTCACGAACAATCTGCATATACAGATTCTTATATTTTTCAATTTCCCAACGACCATCTGTGTCGTCGTTTGCGCCGCCAGTCATATCGAATGTGCCAGGAACATTTGTGTTCTGTGCACCGGTGCGTGCCTGAGAACGCAGCTTAGAAATGATTTCGCGGTTGATTTCGCCAACGACTTCTGTTGAAAGAATGTTAGCAAGCTCTGCCTCTGCATCCATACCGTGGATTGCTTTGAGGTCCTGAGCAAGTTCGATTGTGTATTTTGCTTTCAGCGCACGAGTTCCTGCTGTCACAGACTGCTTCTCGATGCTGAATGACATTTCTGGCCAAGGGTTGGTCTGGAACACTGGGTCCTGAGCAACGCCAGCATCAGCAGTGTTAACCGCTGAATCCACGCCGAGTTGTTCACCGTCTGTTGTCAGTGCAGCGTTACCTGCGCCATCACCAGTGAAGGTTTCGTCAGGTGCAGATGTACCAAATGCTTCTGCGCCTGTTTGTGGGTCGCCGGTGTAGTGTGCCTTCATTGCAAAGATAAGACCTGTAGGTCCGCTCATTGGCTGAACGCCGATGATATCGTGAGCAATGAGAGATGGCATTGTGCGACGAACCATTGAAATCAAGATTGGGTCAAAGCCCTGACCGCCACCAGCAAGCATATTGCCAGTGTTTGTGCTCTCTTCGAGAGCAGCTTTTTCTGTATTTTCAAGCAGACGGATTGTTGCATTCTTGATGGTGTTGTTCTTGATAGGTTCAACACCTTCAGCATTGATTACAGGTTCCCACTTCTGCTTTACTTCTTCAGACAATAGTGGCTGATTAGACATACCTTTTATTCTCCTTAGTAATTTGTGTTAATCAAGTGTATTGTTATTATTTATAGAAAGCCGTTTCTTCAATTACTTTCCAGCGTTAAGCAGACGAAGTGTTTCTGCCATTAGGTCACTATTTCCTGGATTTCCAGTGTTTGTGTCCTTTTCTTCAAGGTCATCGGTTTTACCGTCTTTCTTGAAATAACTTTCTTTGATTGTAGTTACTTTTTCCTTGTATTCTTCAAGGTTTTCAGCTTCTACATTCTCAGTCAGTTCTGCCAGTTTCTCGACCTGAGTGTCGGCAAGACCTTCGGTCAGTTCAACAAAAGCAAGTTTCTTCTGAGCTTCAAAAAGTTCAGACTTTAAAGAAATTGCTGATTCAATTTCAGAATCGAGTTTTTCTTCTAATTCTTCGACTTTTGAATTTAGACCTTCTACAATATCCCAACGGTCTTCTGGAACTTTGACATAGTGCTCTTTGAGCAATTCTGCCAAACCTTCAACGAACGATTCGTTCATTTTAGCTTTGATTCCTGATTCAACCGCAGGACGATTGTTCTCAATCCATTCGCTAACAACATAGTCAAGATAACCGTCAATTTCTTTGGTGAGTTCTTCTTTTTCTTTTTCGATAGCTTCTTTCAGAATATTGTCGTATTCTTCTACGAGCTCTTTCTTAGCAGCAGCAACTCGAGAAGTCACAGCAGCTTCAATGATTGTTGCTGCCTTTTCTTTGAATTCTTCTGAGAGTTTTTCGCCTTCTGTTAGAGCAGCAATGTCTTCGTCAAGGTTAGTCACAACGATATCTTCATCTTTGTTTGCATTTTCAAGGATTTCATCAGCTTCGCTCTCTTCTACGATTCCGATAAGACCACCTTCTTCAAACAGAGTTTTTGCTTCATCAAGTGTGATTTCCTTGCCGCAAGATTCGCACAAATGCTTGTCTTCCTTAAGACTCATTTCTGCTTCACATTCCGGACACTTAAAGCGCATTCTTTTTCTCCTTCTGTAAATCTAGTCTTTATTTTTTATATTTATGATTTTGTTGTTCTACGCCAAAGAATTGATAAATTCTTCGAATGCTTTTGCTTGAACTTCTGCGAGTTTCGCTTTTGGCGTCTTTTTGATTAGTTTGTAAACTTTTTCTGCCTGTTGTTCGACTAATCTTCCGTTATCATAAATCCAGTTATGGCCTTCCATAATACCGTTGACGAAAGCATCTGGAGCTGAAGGGTCGGAAACAACATCAACACAGATGAATCTATAATCCTTCTGAACTTCATTGACACCATCTTTTCTGGCTTTCAGTGTGCCTAGTCCACGAGAAGACACGCCCATTCTTGTTCCACCTTCAATAAGACCACGAACAATGTTTCCCATTGGTGTATCAAGAACGAGAGCTTTGCCAATGAAATTGTTTCCTTCTGACCTTAACTCTGTGATTCGGTGAGATGCTCTTTCTGGGTCTACGACAGGACTCTGAGGGTGATTAAGTTCACCAAGAGCTCGATTCGTTTTCACATATTCATTAACATATCTATTCACTTCTGATTCAAGAATTGACCGAGGATAGATTCTTCCGTTTCGGTTTTTCTGCTCGGCCTGCATAAAGATTCCCTCTATATAGAGGTTTTTCTTACCATTCTTTTCCTCTTGTATTACAGAAGTTGTATCTTCTAGATATTCTGTGATTAAAAGCATATTTTTCACCTTTAGCTCTTGAGTGTTCTTACAATATCTTTTACTTCACTGTACGAAATTGTGCCGCTACCACGCAATCTATCAAGGCTACGTCCTACGGCAAGATAATCATCAATTTTTGAGAAGAGGTTTTTAGGGTCAGGACGAAAGCCAATACCGTTATCAAAATGTTCTTGAACATCTTGCATATAGAATTTCCAAGCATCATCGATATCTCTTTCTTTTCTTGCAACGAATCCGAGATTACGCAATGCTTTGCGAACTTTTTCTTTTTCAAATTTTGGTTCGATTTCTCCCCAATAACTTTTGTCGAAGTTTTTATCACTAAAAGCATTAAGCATTGCTCTTTCTTTGCGCTTTTCTATCCTAACTGGGTCAGGACTCACTAGGCGAATTTCTGCTTTTCCGTCAGGCAACATATTTTCAATCTTGTCCCATAGGTCATTCAGCTTGCCTTCGAAGTTAATTGTTATTTCTTTCTTGCCCGGACCTATTCCAGGAACTTTCAATAATGTATAACCAGTCCATTTTCTTTCGTTTCCATATCGCCAAACGACAGCAAGAACCTTTCCATTAGTGTCCCTTACGGCAAGAGCGATAGGAAATATATGATAGAGCTCTTTATCTTTCGCGACTTCTTTGTTGACAAAACTGTTCAGTTTGTTAAAATTCTTAACTACACCTAATTTTGTGACTTTTGAATCTTTTCCAGAAACATTGACGTTGTTAATTAGTGGTGTCGCCCATTTCTTCCCTAGAAATTTTAGGTTGCCTAAATTTTCATTGAGGTAGTCGTTAAAGTTTCTCATTCTTGATTTTTCCTTGCATCAGTTTTTAGTGCTTCGAGTTCTTTTTTGAAATCAGCAAGAGCCTTATAGAATGCCTTTTTTCTAGGATTTTTGAAACCTTTGTCTTCATAATCAACCAAATCATTCTCGAGTTTATCTATTTCGTCTTGAATACGATACATTCGTTTCAGGAATGTTCTCCAACGAAATTTTTCTTCATTGACTGGTTTTTCTTTCAAATATTCGTCAAAAGTTTTCATTCTATATCCTCTTGACTTGTCTGCGACCAGTAGCAGTTCTTCCTTGACGAGCCATTCTCTTTGACTTCTTCATCAATCTTTTGAATTTTGCTGTTTTGCGATATCTCTTCTGTTTGAGTTTGATTTTTGCTCGATTTTTGCGATATTCTTTTTTATGCTTCAATTTTTCAGCAGCAGATGTGTGCTTGCGAAGTTTCGCAATTTCTAGAACAAATTCTTCATCCTCTGCTGCTTCTTCTTCATTCTTGAAACCGTGTCCTTTTTTAGCTCTGATGGCAAAATTGAGTTCCGCCATTTTTTCGATATTTTCTTTAGGAACCTTCTTGCCTTGCGCTTGAAGTTTATCATTAGACTTAATCAAATCTGCCTTCATCTTTTCTAAATCTTCAAGTGTCTTTCCTTCATATTTTCCTTTTTCGGCAGGATTTGTTTTAATCCATTTTTTTGCTTCTTCGAGGTCACTTTCAGTGACAGTTTCAGTAGAATCTTCTTCTTCAGAATCACCAGATTCATCTACATATTCAATTCCTTCTTTGTCTAACTCTTCGAAGAAAGCGTCGAGTTTTGTTTCATCTTCTTCTGTGATGTCGATTGTGTTTGAATCTTCATCGAATTTGAAAGAAATTCCGACTTTTTCTGCAATGCCTTTAACTTTCTCAACATCCTTTTCATCAAACGATAGTTCAACATCTTTATCAGACATTTCAGCTTCAATTACAAGAATTGCCATTTCTTTGCGCTGATTTAATTCTTCTTCAATAGCTCTAGCGAATTTGCTTGCACTATCAAGAACATCTTTAAGTTCCATCTTCTTCATCTCCTGCAGGACTCGTGATGCCCATTATTCTTTCTTTTTCTTTGTTCAAGAATTCATCTCTTTTTTGGTCAAGAAATTTGCTTATCCCAGCAGTGAATGCTGAAGGAGAATTGATTTCTGCTGCCAAATCTTCGATTTTCATATCTTTGCTCTCCAACAATTATTTATGAATTTACAAGTTTTCTTGTGAAGGCGGTTGTTCACCTTGATTTCCAAAATCAGGAACATTGAAATCACCGGAGCCAGCATCTTGTTCTAGGTCGCCTTCATCCTTTTCTTGTTCAATTTCTTTGTTGATTTTCTTTATTTCTTCATCAGTTCGTTTCAAAATTTCTTTTTGCACTTGCTCGATTGAGAAATAACGACCAACATATTCATCCACAACACCTAGCAATTCTAGACGCCCTTGCAAAATCTCATTCTCTTTCAGTTCAGCAAAATGTGAATCAGTGTTATATCGGAATTGAATTCCTTCGTTGATTTCTTCCCAATCATTTTCAGTGATGATATTCTTGAGAATGAGTTGTGTTCTGAGTGCTTGTCGGAAAATGCGAGAAAACTTCTTTCGCAATTTATCAATGAATTTTGAGAATTTTATTTCTGCTCTTGT